CAGTGGAGCAGCAGCGCCTGCTGCCGTGCCGCCACCGGCCGCTGCTGCTCCACTGGAGCCGGCCATCGCGCCGCCGTACACCCCGGTGCCGCCACCGGCGCCGCCGGCCACGGCCGCCGAAGTCGGGGCGCTGGTCAGCCCGGCCGCGCCCAGGCCCGTGCCCAGGGCATAGCCGCCAGCCGCCACCAGCAGCGCATCGCGCATGAAGTCGCCGCGATCCACCGGGTTCGTGCCAACGGGCTGCCCAATGGGATTGCCCTGCGCGTCAAGGCCAACCACGTAGGTGATGCCGTTGATGTTGGTGTAGCGGTAGCTGGATGCGCCGGGCATGTCGCGCTGCGCGATCTGCATGGCCTCGCTGTCGTTGCCGAGGTACACCTGGTTGGCCGTCCCTCCAGCCTCGGCGTCGTAGTTGGTGACTCGACCGAAGGTTTGCCACTTGCGCGGGTCGTTGATGTACGCCATGTCCCAATCGGACGATGGCGTGATGCCCTGCTGCTGCCACCACGGCGCTGCCACCTGTGCGTCGGTGCGCGTGTCCACCACGGCAGGGCCGACAGGCTGGCCGGTCAGGTTCTGGTTGTACGGCGCCACTGCGGTCTGCATCGTCGGCATGTGCTGGTCCTCACGGCGCCAGCGGCGCCTGCTCTTGGCACCGTACCCCGGGAACCCCGGAAATCAACCCATCAGGCCAGCGTCAGGTTTGCCACCCGGGTGACGCCATCGGTGCCGCGCACGCTCACGCGCAGGTTGGTGTTGGTGGTGAGGCTGAACACCATCGTCTGGTTCACGGTGAGGCTCGGCGCGGCGGTGTTGGCCTTCCAGATGGCGTTCTGGTTGGAGTCCAGGCGCAGCGCCTCGCGCAGCACGCCGGCGGCGGTGTTGCCGTTGGCAGCCGTCGGCGCGGTGTGGAAGGTCAGCGTCATCCCGCCGCCTTCGTCGGCGCTGTATGTCTCCGCTGCCTCGGCGGCGATGACGGCGCCGAACTTCGGATTGGTGGTGGTGAACTGGCCGTCCGTCGAGCCGAACTTGATGGCCGGCATGTACTTGTTGGTGGTGTTCGAGTCTGCGGCCACGAGCTCCAAGCCCGCATTGGTCTGCGTCAGGTCGGGGTTGCCGACGCTGGTGCTCTGCAGGCGCAGCTTGGCGTCGGTCCCGCTGGCTTGAACGTGCAGCCGAGCCTGCGGCGCAACCCCCATGCCCACGTCGCCCGACGCATCCATCTGCAGGCCGGTGACGCCGCCCACCAGGAACGAATGCCCGGTCACGGTCGTGCCGCTGCGCGTGATGACGTAGGCGTTTGCGGGGGTGTCGTTCGCGTCGTTGGTGGTTCCGAGGGCGAACGACCCGCCGCTGACTGATGCACGCCACTTGCGGTTGTCCCCTGCGGCGTCAGACTCGTCCAGCATCAGCGCCGGGTTGGTGCTCGTGATGTGCAGGGCGTTCAGCGGCGTCGTCGTGCCGATGCCCAGCCCGGTCGTGGTCAGGCGCAGGCGGTCGGCGCCGGCCAGCGCCACGCCGATGCTGTTGGTGCCGGGTCGGTAGAAGCCGGTGTCCAGGTCGGCAGCGAATCGGACCCCAGGGGTGGAAACGTTTCCATCTCCGAACTGCCCTTCGCCCGCGCCGTCGCGCACCGCGGCGAAGTCGTTGATGAGGGTCTGCGCTGCCGTGGCCAGGGTCTGCACGATGCCCTGCGTGGGCACGATCTTGTAGGGCTCGCCCGAGTCGCTGGCGCTGGCGTAGGGCTCGGCCAGGGTCAGCTGCGTGTTGGAATCCACGCTCAGGATCTCGTAGGTGAAGCGGTCGGGGCCGATGAAGCCGTGCCCGGCCTTGACGTTCGCCACCCAGGAGGTGCCCGAGCCGGTGACGGTGGGGCTGCCGCTGGTGACGGAAACGGTGCCGGCCTTGTACCACGCCATGTGCTTCTCCTTACAGCGCGGCGAGCGCGCTCTTGGCCGATTCCTCGGCTGCTTCGATTTCGGCCTCGGTGGTGCAGGCCATGACGGATTCCTTGCCAGCGAAGCGTGCGCCCTCGATGGCCGGCCCCTTGTCGTCGTCGAACACTGCGGCGGCGCTGATGATCGAAGCGGCAGCGGCCAGCGCAGTCATGCCGCGCGCGGCGGCCTCGTGCGCGATGTAGGGCGGCACGGTGGCGTCGGCGTCCAGCGCGTGCGCAGCGGTGTAGGCCACGGCCTGCGCCAGCTTTCTCTCGTACACCCGCGATTGCAGCGGCAGGTCGGTGAGGTACTTTACGCGCGCCGCGCCGGCTGCCGCGTCGATGCGCTTGCAGGCCCTGATCCGCAGGAGTGCGAGGCTGGTCATGCTTCGTAGATGGCGTGAAGGATGCGGCTGACGGTCGCCACCAGTTCGTTCGTCCCGTCGTTGCGGATCGACACCAGCACCCGGGTCTGTCGCTCGCCGGCGGGGCTGATGGGGATCTGCGCCTGCGTCCAGGTGCGTGTCGTGCCCAGGGACTGCCACACCCCCAGCGTGCCGCCGGTGAGGGCGTCGCCGCTCTCCACCTCGGCGAACCCGCTGAAGCTGCCCGACACCGTGCCCTTGAACCACTCGGCCACGTCCACCCAGGTGCCACCGTTGATGCGCTGCTGCACCTTGCCGTTGCTGTTCAGCCGGAACTCGGCCACTGCGTCGGTGCCGGTGGCAACGCGCGTGGCCAGGGTGTAGCCGCTCGAACTGTTCGGGCCGGTGGACGGCGTGGCGCGCTTGATCTTGGCGACGTTCACCCGCAGCGGCCCCTGCGTCGGGCTGCCGCTGCGCGTGGCCTGGATCTCGATCCAGCCGCTGTCGATGCCCGTGCCCATGCCGCTGATGGTCACGGTGGACGTGCTGACGCTGGTGATGATGCTCGCGTCGCTCTTGCTGCTGACCGTGAAGGTCCACAGCGCCGTCTCGTCGGTGGTGCTGCGCTGGACCTTGCACACCACGGGGAAGGTCTGCCCCGCGTCGATCAGCCCGGTGCTGTCGGCGTTGAAGGCCACCGCGTAGGTGCTCAGGGACGCAACGATGGTGCCCAGGCCGTTGAGCACGGGCGCGCCGGTGCCGTTGTAGGTGATGTTGCCGTCGGCAGTGCCCAGCGCGAATGTGCCGTCGGCGTTGATGACGGCGCCGGTGCCGGTCATCGTGGTGCCGCTGATGGTCGGGCTGCTGCCCACGCGCAGCTGGCCGGCGAAGGTGCCGGTGGCTGCCACCAGCGCGCCCGAGAATGTGCCGCCCGAGGCGTAGATCAGCCCGCGCACGATGGCGTTGCTGAACTCCACATTGCCATTGCCCTGGATGCGCCAGCCGGCCGAGCCGGTGACGAAGCCGGTGCTGCTCATGTCCGCGCCGACCCGCAGCGTGCCGGTGGTCAACTGCGCCACGCTGATGTCGGCGGCCACGATCTGGTCGGCGATCAGCGTGGCGATGCGGGCGTACAGCGCCGACAGGTTCACGATGAAGGCCGCGTCCATGTAGACCCCGGCCGGGATCGACACACCGCCCTCGGTGCTGGTGCTGGTCCGCACGATGAAGGGCTTGCTGTCGGCAGCGCCCGAGCCTGCCGGCGCGGTGATCCAGAACTGGTCGGCGCGCACGCCGAAGTCGATGCGCGGGCCGGCGGTGGCCGTGGCCGTGGCCGACAGGCCGAAGCCGCCCACCACGGTGCGCCCGCCCGACGACACCTCGGCGCGCAGGGTGTAGAGCGCTGCCACGGAGCCGTCCAGCGCCGCCCGGGTGCTTTCCTCGGTCAGCAGCCGTGCATAGGTCGGGTTGTTCAGCGTGGTCGGGCTGTTGACGGCCACCTCCAGCCCGCTCGTGCGCGTGGCCAACGCGGCGTTGCCGCTGGTGCCGTTGTTCACGGTCAACTCCACCACGTCGAGCGCGGCGGCCGTGGCAGACACCCCGGTGGTCGCGTTGTTGACCGTGGCCTCCAGCGCCGTCGTCCTGCTGGCCAGCGCCGCGTTGCCCTGCGTGCCGCTGTTGACCAGCGTTTCCACCACGTCCAGCGCCAAGGCGGTCGCCGACACGCCCGTGGTCGGGTTGTTGACCGTGGACTCCAGCGTGCTGGCGCGCGTGGCCAGTGCGCTGTTGCCGCTGGTCGCGTTGGTGGTCACGGCCTCCAGTGCCGTCGCGCGGGCCAGCAGGCCGGTGCTGGGCGTGTTGACCGACGATTCCAGCCCGCTGATGCGCGTCACCTGCGCGCCGTCGGCGTCCACCCGGGCGCTCAGTTCCTCGAACAGCAGGCCCGACGTCACCAGCGACAGGTCGGTGCCGTCGTAGGTGCCGCGCAGCTGGGCGGCCAGCGTGGTGCGTTGCAGCGCCTCGGCCTCGTCAGCGGTGGCGCGGACCAGTTCCTCCTGCTCCAGCGCAGCGGCCAGCACGGCGTCGCCGGCATCCACCGCTGCGGTCAGCGTCACGATGCGCTGCGCCAGCTGCTCGTCTTCCGATGCGCGCACCACGTTCGCCAGCGTGATGGCCGCGCCGCGGTCCTCGGCCTCAGCCAGCAGGTCGGCCGCCCGGGTCTTGCTCTCCTGGTAGGTGCTCAGGATGTTCGCCAGCGCCGCGGCAGCCGCCTCGTCGATGCTGTCGGCGATGCTGTTGATCGGCGTGCCGATGTCGATGTACAGCTGGCTCGCGGTGATCTGGTTGGTCAGGATCTCCAGCAGTTGCTCGATGTCCTGGCCCGTGGTGCCGGTGACGCCGTTGGTGCCGCCTGCCGGGCTCACCGACAGCACGCCGTCGTTCGTCTCGAACTTGGCCCACACGTGCCACTGCGTGTTGAGCTCGCTCGGCAGGGAGATGATGGTCAGCGGGTGCGTGGCCGTCGCCACTACCTGCGCGTCGCCGAAGGTCGGCAGCGGCGCGGTGCTGGCCGGGTCGCGCTTGACGGCGTAGATCAGCGTCTGCTTGTTGCCGCGGCCCTCGGTGTAGGTGACGCCGCTCCACGTCAGGATGACCTGGCTGAAGCCGGGGAAGATGGCGAGGTCGCTCACCGTCGGCGGGGGCGTCAGGTCGGGCGTGTCGCCTCCACCGCCACCCGTGCCGGGCACGATGATCGTGGTGCTGCTGCCGCCGCTGCCGCCACTGCGCAGGCGCAGCGCCGCGTCGCGCGGGTCGCCACGCAGGCCCAGCAGGCTCTGCAGTTCCTCGCGGATGCGCTGGAGCGTTCGCCGCAGGTCCGGGTCCAGCCCCTCGGGGATGGGCGGGATGTCCTTCACCGTGGTCATGGCCGGCGCAGGTCGTCCACGTCGGTGCCGCCGCGCACCGCGATCACGCGCGCGGCCGACGACACTTCCACCTGGAACTGGTCGGCGTACTTCGCCACGCTCGGCCGCACGCTGTCGTCGTCCGTGATGCTGCGGTCCAGGATCAGCAGGCCGTCGGCCCACACTTTCAGCGTCACCGGGTAGCCCTTGGCGATCACCTCCCAGGCCTGCATGCAGGTGGGCTCGGGGGTCTGGATCAGCTTGCTCTTGAAGGTCGCCGTCATCGCGCTGCCGGCATCCCAGCGGCGCACGTTGCCGCCGTCGAGCACATAGAGCCGGTCGCTGATGGGGTCGCGGTAGAGCGCGTGGTAGCCCGTGCCCAGGAAGTAGATGCCCTGCGGGTTCTTCGGGTCGATCAGGAAGCCCTTGCGGGTCGCGCCGTCCTCGTAGAAGCAGATGTAGAAGCCCAGCACGCGGCTGGCGATCATCGTGCTCGGGTTCAGCGCCTGCCACTGCTCGCGCGTGAGCATGTCGCCGGTCAGGAGCCGGAAACCGCCGTCGCCGTACCAGCACAGCCCTTCCTCGGACGGCCACACCACGCCCTTGTAGGCCTCGCCCTCGTTGAACTCCACCACGCCGCGCACGCTGGCGCACGGGCGGTTGATCTTGGCCGGCTCGTCGTCCATCGACTCCGGGGCCGTGCCGTTGATGAGGTAGGCGTCACCGGTCGTCAGCACCAGCAGGCGCTGGCCCCACACGGCTTGCGCAATGGCCTTGCTCGGCAGGCCGATCTCGTAGGCGATGGGCCAGGCGTAGTGCTTGTACGGCTCGCAGAAGCGCACCGTCTTGCCAGACAGGATCGAGAACATACCGCCCCACAGCTTCGTCAGGCAGGTGCCGTCAGCCGGCGGCGGGCGCCAGCCGGTGGTCTGCAGCGGGTCGCTGCCCACGCTGCGCGCGTCGTCGATGGGGTTGGCAGGCGTCGAGCCGATGACCCACTCGCGCAGGAAGAAGTAGTCGCCGGCCGTGCCGGTGCCGGGCACGAAGCGGTACAGGCGGATCTTCGTGATGCCGAAGGCGCCCGACGGCGCGGTGTCGAAGCCGCTCAGGTCGAACGTGGTGCCAGGCTTGTTCAGCAGCGTGTTGCTCACCGGCGAAGGCGCCGACTCCCAGCCCAGGTCGTTCACGAAGGTGTAGACCCACAGGTAGGCTTGGTCCGTGCCGGTGGCGCTGGCGGTGTTCACGGCCGCGGTCAGCGCGGTGGTGGGCGCCGGCACCGACAGTTCGCGCGTGGCCTGCGGGTACGGCGCGCCGCCGCTCAGGGCGATCACGTTGTCCGTCCACTTCGGGGTGCCGCTGCCGCTGAAGTAGGTGCGCTCGGTCGTGTCGTCGGTGTCGAAGCCCCGCACGGCGTGGACCACGGTGCTCCAACTGAGCCAGTAGTCCGCTTCGCTGGCCACGTCCTGGCCCATTCGGTGGATCGTCAGGCGCTGCGGGCTGGTGGGCACGGTGGCCACGGCAGAGCCGGGCTGGTTCCACGGTCGCAGGTCGCCGTAGCCCGGCCGCTGGTTGAGCGACTGCACGCCGACGCCTGCCGGCAGCAGCAGTTCATCGAAGGCGAGGTTGGCCCCCTGGAAGGCGGTGATGTCGAGCGTGCTCACGTCGCCAGCATCGCCCGGGAATGGCCGAATGCAACGCGCTGCTGGCGCGTCACCGTGGGGCGGTCAGCGCGTCGTAGCGACTGGCGCACTCGCTGCCGGCGATGCCGCGGCGGTCGGCTTCGGCAGCAAGCTCTCGACCTCGGCTCTCCAGCCGGCCGAGCAATTCGGCAAGCACCACGGCGGGGGCGCTGGCTGCCGTGCCGACGGCGGCAGCGGCGGGATCGCAGGCGGCGGCACTGGCGGCGAGGCGGGCCGCATGCTCGCGCAGCCGGTCAGCAGCGCCAGCAGCAGCAGCGGAATCGGCGCGCGCGCGGCGCGCTTGGAGCTCGGCGGCATTCGATGCCTCCTGTTGCGCCGCGAGGCGGCGGGTGGTTTCGACCAGGGCAGAGTGCATGGCGCTCTCGCGCAGCGTGGCTGTCTCGTTCTGGTGGCGCAGCAGTTCGGCCCCGGCGCGCTCGGCGCGGCGGTGCTGCCAGCCGCCCCACAGCAGGGCCGCGGTCAGCGCCCAGGCCCACAGGGGGACGTGGCCGAACATCATCAGACGGGCGCCCCACGTTGGCGCGAGAATACGGTGAACACACCGCCGAACTTGGCCTCGCAAGCGGCCTTCCTGGCTACTGCTTCGGGTTCGCTGTAGGCGTAGTGGGCGATGGTGCTTTCGTCACCCATGCTGCCGCCGACGATCACGTACTCGACGCCATCGGGCTCTGCTGGCGGCAGCGGGTAGTCGGGCGGGCCGTCCGGCGGGACAACCGTGGCCCTCATCGCGGCGGCAACCTCATTGGCGGCATCGACGTTGGGGAACTCGCCGATGGTCCGCACGCCGCAGGTACTGCCGTTGCTTTGGAAGTGCGTCAGCACAAACCGATTCACCGGGCGCACCCGGAATTCGCTCACGTTGCTCATGGTTCCCTTCCAGCCCCTCGGGGCCATCCCGGCGAAGAACAAAGACCAGTGGGCCGGGGCCACTGATTCAGATTCATGCTGCGGCCCTTCGCGCGAACTCGGCCATCAGTTCCTGCGCGATGGACTGGATGCCGTAGGCTTCCTGCTCAACCGCTGGGTTGCGCTCTCCGATGCGGTCGCAGTAGTGCTGGAAGACATGCACAGCCTCATGCACCAGCAGGCCCGCGATTTCGATGGCGCTGCGGCTCTCTGCCTGCCGTACACACACGATGCACACGGTCTCGCCCTTGGGGTTGCTGGCGTAGTGGGTCTTCCCGCCGTCTTCGCCGCACCACTCGCTGTCGGCCGGCACCAGCTTCAAGTGGGCCAGAGCCGCAAGGTACTCGGCCTCGGACAGGCACAAGGTCAGGTACGGGCCAGGCCACGCGATGCGTCGGTCAAGCCAGCGGGGTTTCACAGACCGCTTCACGCCCAACCACCATTGCGCTGCTTCCACCTCCAGTACAGCGCCGCCGCGCCGGCCGCCAGCAGCAGCGCCGGCAGGAACCATTCGCTCGGCACGCCCAGGGTGCCGACGACGACGGCCTTGGCCTGATCGAGCGCTGCGCCCACCGGCCCCATGGTCGTGCCGGCCTCCTGCACCAGCGCCACCACGCCAGCGCCAGCGGTGACAGCGCCGCTCTGCGCGATGGGGCTGGCCGCGATGCTGCTCTCCGGGGCCACGGCCTGCGGCATGCGCTCGGCTGGCGCGTCGGCTTCGGGCTTCAGGTACAGCGCGGCCTCGGCGGCGCGGCGCGCGGTCAGGCCGGCGAGCTCGGTCAGCTTGCCGTCCACCTTGGCCTTGTTCCACAGCGCGAAGGCGCGCGCTGCGCCCTGCGGATCGCCTGCGTTGTGGCGCTTCAGCACGGTGGACTTGGCCAGCGCACCGACGCCGATGTTGTAGGCCAGGGACACCAGCGCGCCCAGCTGGTTCGGGTCGGCGTGCTCCTTCAGAAGCGCCGCCACCTGCATGGTGCGCACCTGCAGGTCTTCCAGCAGCCACCGGTCGGCCTCGGCCTGCGTGCAGGTCGCGCCGGGCCGGGCCTTGTCGGCGTCCGTCTCGCCCCAGCCGATGGTCCAGATCCCGGCCGGGCACTTGTAGGTGCGCAGCCGGCAGCCCTCGCGCTCGGCGATGATGGCGACGGCGGCCAGTGGGATCGGCCAGGGCAGGTTCGGGTCAGGCAGGCGCATGGGGCGCTCCTTCGGTTACGGGCGGCGCTCCAGCAGCTTCTTCACGTCGGCCTCGATGCGCAGCGTGGTTTCCTTCGTGTCCTTGACGCTCGACTCCAGCACGGCCATGCGCTCCGAGACCTTCTCGTTGGTGCGCGCGCCTTCCAGCGCGGCCACGCGGCGCTGTGTCTCGTGCAGGTCGGCCAACATCCCGCGGAAGAACCACACGCTGCCACCCAGGTGCAGCACCAGGGTCAGGATCAGCGCAATCGGCACCTTCTTGTCGAGGTGCCAGTGCTCGGCGAGTGGGCTGGTGGTCTTCATCGGGTGCTCTCGTCAGAACATGAAAGGCCGGGTGCGCCCGCCGGCGCGGCTGAAAGACTTGGCCGTGGCCGCGCCCACCGAGTCGATGGCGTCCTGGTACAGCCGGCCGTGGTACTGCGCGAGGCCCGGGTTCGTCCAGGGCTGGTTCGGCATGGCGAAGATCCGCGACAGCGCGCCGTCCACCAGCGCGTCGGCGTAGTGCTCCCACAGCGAAGCCAGCACGCCCGTCGCGGCCTGCGAGGGCTTGAGCGCCACGTCCAGCACCAGCAGCTGGCCGGCGTCGGGCGCCGGGCTCACGCTGAAGGTCGCGCGCGTCGTCGTCCAGGCCACGTCGGCGCTGCTGTTGCACGCGGCCAGATCCTCGCCGCGCTCGGCCTGCACCACGTGCGCACGCTGGCCGTCGATCCAGTAGGCCAGCAGCTTCGCCAGTGCGCTCTGCGAGTCGGGCAGCGGCATGGTGTAGGTCGTCACGTCGGCCAGCGCCGTCACCGGGTTCAGCTTCTGCCGCCACGCCAGGGTCTTCTGGAAGAAGTCGATGCAGATGCTGCGCAGGTGCGTCACCACGGACTGGTCCGGGCAGCCGGGCACGTAGGGCAGCACCTCGTAGATCAGCGACTGGAAGGTCAGGTACTCCAGCGGCACCGTCACCGTCAGCGTGGCCGGCGAACTGGTAACGTTTCCAGCGCCGTTGGTCACGGTCACGCTGAAGTCGGTGCCGTTGTCCTCGATGCCGGGGGTGAAGGTGTAACTGTCCGAGGTCGCGCCGGCGATGGCCGCGCCGTTGCGCAGCCACTGGTAGACCAGCGGCGACGTGCCGGCCGCTACCACGCTGAAGGTCACGGGGCTGCCCACCAGCGACGACTGCGGCGCGGGCTGCGTCGTGATGCTCGGGGCCACCGCCAGGGCCGTGACGGTCAGCACCGCGGCGTTGGTCGTGACGCTGCCGGCGCTGTTGCTGGCCGTGCAGGTGAAGACCGCGCCGCTGTCGCCCAGCACTGTCGTCAGGCTGTAGGTCAGGCCCGTGGCGCCGCTGATGGCCACGCCGTTGCGGAACCACTGCCGCGTCGGCGTCGGCGTGCCGCTGAAGGCTGCGGTGAAGGTGGCGAGCGCGCCAGCGGCCACGCTCACGTTCGCGGGCTGCGTGGTGACGGTCGGGGCGATGCCCAGCAGCGTGACGCTGGTGCTCAGGGGGGCGCTGAAGTTGCCCGCGGCGTCGCGCGCGCGCATTTCCAGGCTGTCGGTGCTGGCCGGCGTGCGGCCGGCGAAGTTCGCCACCCGGCCGCCGCTTGCGATGTCGGTCCACGCGCCGCTGCCGCCCAGACGCCACTGGTAGCCGGTCACGCCCACGGCGTCGCTGGCCGGCGGGCAGGTGGCGGTGTAGCTGGTCGAGGTCAGCGCCGAGATGGCGATGCTGCCGGTCAGGCTCGGGCTGGTGACGTCGGTGGCGCCGATCACCGCACCGCCGGTGACGCTGTTGTCGGTGAAGACCGCGGCGCCGACGGTCCAGGCGCTGTCGGCTTGGCCCGTGCGCTTGGCCCGCACGCGCGGGGTGTACTGCGTGACGACGGTGAGGCCGGTGGCCGCGAAGGACGCGACACCTGCGCCGGTCGGGTTGGTGGCGCCTGCCGCTGCGACCCACGTGCCGCTGCCGGTGGGGTTCTCCAGTTGCACGTCGAAGCCGGTGGGCACACTGCCGCCGGCGCCGGGCACCCACTCGATCAGCAGCGTGGTCCCGCCCGTGGCCGATGCACTGACGGACGCGGGCGCCGACGCGGGGCTGTCGGGCGTCTCGACGTCAGGCAGCGCCCAGGCAGCAGCGCCGCCGCCGGCATCGGTCAGGAACCACTCGGCGGCCATTACGCGCAGGCTCCGATGTAGTAGGCCATGCGCCGTGTCGCCGCCTGGCTGCCGCCGGTGGCCGTGCCGTCGCTGTTGGTCACCACCACGCAGGCCAGATCGCCCACGCGCTTCGTGGTCACGCCCGCGATGCTCACGGTGCAGACGTCGCTGGCGTTCGTGGACTCGGCCGCGCCCTTGGCGATGGGCGCCACCCAGGCGTCAGGCGTCAGGCCCTCGAACACCGCCCATTTCAGGCCGGTCAGGCTGGTGGCGCCGGTGATCGTGAAGGTGATCGTCGTGGCCAGCGGCTGCAGCACCGTCAGCGTGGCCTGGTTCGAGGTGGCCGGCGGGCTCGTGTCGCCCGTCACCACGCAGCGGTACTTGTCGCCGTTGTTGGCGCTGCCGCCGCTGATGCTGGTGGCCGGCGTGGTGTAACTCGCGCTGGTGGCGCCGCTGATGTCCGCGAACCCGCCGCCGGCCGCCGGCTCGCGCTGCCACTGGTAGGTCAGCGTGCCCGAGCCGGTGGCAGCAACCGTGAAGCCCGCCGTGCTGCCCACGGTCACGCTGGCGTTGCTGGGCTGGGTCGTGATGCTCGGCGCGGTGCCGGCGGCGTTGACCGTCAGCGCCACGTCGTTGGACAGCACCGTGCCGCCCGACCAGTCCACGGCCAGCCGCACGCGGTCGGTGTTGTTCCAGCTGCCGCCGGTCACGCTCGTTGCGCCCGTGGTCAGGGTGCTCGACGTCGCGCCGCTCACGTCGGCCCACGCGCCTGCGCCGGCCGCCTGCCGCTGCCAGCGCAGGCCGGTGAACGTGCCACCCACCGATGCGGTGAAGGTGGCTGCCGTCGGGGCCGTGACGGTCTGCGCGGTGGGCTGCGCGTCGATGGTCGGGGCGGTGGCCGATGTCAGGTTCCCGCCTTCCCAGTTGTCGCCGTAAGCAGCCGCCGTGACAGATGCCCCCGGCTTGCCAGTTGTGATGCTGCTGTCGGTCTGCGTGAAGCTGCCGCCAAGCGCCGTGCCGTTCTTCAGCAGGCGGATCGTCGTGCCCTCGGCTTCAAGCTCAATGAGGTCGTTGTCCGCCCATGCTGCCGCAGCGCTGTGCAGGAGCGTGCGCGTGCCACTGACCCACTTGGCAAGCTCCGTCGTAGGAGTCGTGGCGCTGTCCAGCCGAATGACGGCCTCGTAGTAGCTCCGCGTGCCTTCGTTGCCAGAAGACCGCACAGTGACGCCAGCGCGCGAGGTGCCGCCAGTGACACTTGCCGCAGTTGGCAGCGCCATGCTGGCGTACTGGTCATCGGTGAACGTGCCCGCACCAGCCCACACGACAGTGGGCAGTTGGTCGGTAGGCTGCGAACTGAACTGCCCAACGATGCGCGTTGACGAGTCAATGGAGACGTCGCCCGCGTTGCCGGTGTTCTGCTGCGTCCAGTTTGAGCCGATGGCCGGCCCGGCACGGTCGAAGTTGTCCGATGCGATGAGGGTGCGCGGCATGGCTCAGACCTTGAAGAAGTACCCTGCCTCGCCGGCAGAGTTGAAGACCACGAACACGCCCGCGTTCGCCCACCATGCGAAGCGGCCGAAGGTGCCGTTGGGCGCTGCGGCCGAGGGCGTCACGGCGTTGCCTGGGTCTACCGACAGGAAGCCGATCGTCCAGCCGCCGGTGCGCGGGTTGGCGCCTGGCGTGAACGTCGTGATGCGCGTGCGGTCGGTGGTGTTGTCCCAGGCGCAGAAGCAGCCGAGCGCCGGCACCCACACGGGCTGGCATCGACCGGGCTCCAGGCCGCCGCTCACCGTGCCAGTGAAGGTCGGGAAGTAGTACGTGCCGTCTGCGCAGTCGAAGACGCACCAGCCGCCGGTGACGCTCTGCCCCTGGTCGCTATCACCGTTGCCGACCAGCAGGTAGTCGCCGCTGGGGTGGGCCGCGAGGCTGCACTGCCCGTTCCAGGCCTGCACCACGCCGACGTCGGCGCGCGTGTCCGCTGCGACGTCGTGGCGCTGGATCACGCTGGTGCCCAGGCGGCGCATCCAGACGCTGCCCTGCGTGCCGCGCGTGCCGTCGAAGCACGCGGCGATGCCGGTGCCGCTGCCGCTGTTGGTGTCCGCACTGCTGAGCACCGACGACCCATCGCTGCGATTGAAGAAGATCAGCGCGCTGCTGCCGTGGCCGCCGTCCGTCGAGCGCGACGACAGGCCGGCCATCACCGGCCCGACCCCAGGCACCCATACGGCAGCGTTGTAGACGTGCGTGCTGCGGAGCCTGCCGTCGCTGTAGGCGGTCGCGGTGCCTGCGCTGTAGCTGCCCAAGTTCGAGGGCTCGCTGACGCGCGCCCATGCGGGGGACGCGACGCCAAGCAAGCGCCGGTAAAACTCGTTGCCGAAGTAGTCGCCGTGCCCGCCACCGAAGGTGCACTGTTCGCCAGTCTCCGGATCCAGCCACGCCGAGCCCCACGCGGTCACGATGGCAGGCTGGCCGCTGCTGCCTGTGTACGCAGCCGTGCGCCCCGGATCGGGGTCAACGGCCGAGAGCGCAGTGCCGGGGATCACGCCCCAGGTGCCTGCCGCCTGCGCCGTCACCCACGCGGGCACGTTGGACTTGTCGCCAGCCTCGGCACTGGCGCGGCCGGTGATGACCGCGCCGATGTCCGGCGTAGCGCCGCTGAAGCCGTCGGTGATGCCAGGCAGCGCGACGCCAGCGTTGCGCAGGCTGACGCCACCGGCCAGGGTCCAGTCCATCGAGCCGGTGAACTCGGTGGTGTAGTCGGCCCCCAGGGTGATCGTCGCGGCGAAGGGGTTCTCAATCGTGGCGACGTCGTTCGCCATGCGCGGCGCGTTGGCCGCCTTGGCGGCCGTCAGCCCGTTCTGCGTGCCGTACTCGCTGCCGAGCGTGATGTTCCGACCGGTGGCCGGGTAGATCGCGTTGTAGTTCCAGTCGAGCCCCGGCATCGAGCAGTCCCAACGCACCACGTCGCCCGTGCCGCGGTAGACGATGGCGTTGTTGCGCACGGTCCAATTGGTGTTCACCGGCCCGCTGCCTGCCGCGTAGAAGTTGTGCGGGTCGGTGGGGTAGCCAACCCCCGTCGTGCGCAAGAAGGTGTTTGACCAGATGGCGACGTTCTGGCTCTCGCTCGTGGGCTTGATCGGGCCGCGCGTCGTGTTGCCCACGCGGTTGCGGAAGAAGTAGATCGGGCCGCCGTAGATGCCGTCGACGCTCAACCCGGTGCCGGCGTTCTTCACGTAGCAGTCGTAGGCCGCGCAGTTGCCCGCCGACTCGTCCATCTCCGCCAGGTCATCGCCCGTGCGGTCGCAGGCGACGCGGTACATGAAGCACGCCGCGGTGTAGACGTCGCCGGTGGTGCCGTTGCCGAGCTTCCAGACGTCGCCGTGGCCGGTGATGCTGCTGTCGAAGAAGCAGTTGCCCGTGCCGGGGCCGCTCACGCCGTCGTCGTTCCAGGTGTAGTTGGGCTGGCCTGACGCGGGGTTGATCTCGTAGGTCTTGGCCCAGGTGTTGCTGCCGACGATCGTGCAGTTGTAGACCAGGCGGCCAATGACGGGCTCGAAGGCCTTGCAGAAGCGGTCGAAGCCGGTGGCCGTGATGTTGCGAATCGTCGCGTTGGTCTGAGGCGTGCTCAGGCCCGTGCTGAAGATGATCGCGGCGCTGCTGGCTGCGGTGCCGCTGTCGGTGCCGCTGCCCTGCAGGGTCAGGTTCTCCAGCACCACATGCGAGGCCGCCCAGGTCACAGCCGTGCCGGTCGGGGCGCTGACGATGACGCCCTCGCGCGACGCGCCGCGGATGTAGATCGGTGAGCCGGTCGTGCCGCTGCGGGCCTCGGCCAGCGTGAAGGGGGCGTAGGTGCCAGCGGCAAGCTCCAGCACGTCGCCCGGCACCAGATCCGCCAGCTCCGCGGACAGGGTGGCTGGCGTGGCCGTCTTGTTCGGCGCGCCGGCAGCCGCAGGCAGCGCGCGGGTGGCTCGCGTGCCGGTCACGGTGACCACGGGCTGGCCGGGCTCGGTCACGGTCAGCCGCACGTCGTACGTCACGCCGCGCGACAGGCCGAAGATGCAGCCCGCGTAGGCGTCCACGATGCCGGCTGGTGCGCCGCCAGGCAGCGTCGCCGCGGTGACCTTGAACAAGTTGCCTGCAGAGAGCCACGTGCTGCTGGCCGGCAGCTTGTACTCGGCCAGGACCGTGGTGCCCGATGCTACCGCGCGCGTGAGCGATGCCCGAATGCTGATCTGCTCGGGCGTCTGGGCGTCGAAGGCCAAAGTCAGGGGTGCCGAGGCGCTGCTGCTGGTGAAGTTCGCCGGCGTGCCGTTGTTGCTCAGGCCGCTGCCGTTGGTCATGGTCACGACACTGGTGCCGCTCGTGCTCCGCGTCAGGGTCGTGGTCTGCGCTGCCGTGCTGCCGCTGGTGAACGACAGCGAAGTGCTTCCGAGCACGCCGCCGTTGCTGGCCGCCAGGGTCACGGACACGCCACCCGACGGGATCGGGCCGTTCGGCGTCACCGTCACCGTCACTGGTGTACCGTTGGTGCCGCTGCTGGGCACGCTTAGGCTGAAGGCCGTGGCGCTGGAGCCCGTCACCGGCAGCGCGGGGTTGGCGCTGATGGTGACGCGGCCCAGCACCGAGTCGGACAGGTTGGTGCGCGCGGTCGCGGTCACGCCGCCGCCGGCCGCCGGCATCACGAGGTCGGCGCTGGCCGGGCTCACGGCCGCGGTCATGCTGAAGATGTCGGTGCTGCCTGCGCGGAAGGTGAACACCGTGGGCGCGCCGGTGCTGCTGACCGTGCGCGCGATGAGGCTGCCCAGCGTCATGCCGCGCGGCGTGGCGCTGTTGAGCACCCAGGGGCCATAGGTGCCCACGTCGCGCAACGTGGCGCCGTTGAGCGCACGCACCGTCACGTCGCCACCGGTCCACGGAGCGATCAGCGCCGCGCGCTGAGCTTCCTGCGTCGTGGCCGCAGCCACGTTCGCCGCGACGGTGGGGTCGTGGATCGTGAGCGCCATGTCTCAGGCGCCCGTCAGGAGGTCGAGATGCCCGGCAGCACGGTCAGGTTCGGGTTGTTGCCCGTCACTGCCTGCACCTTGGCGTTCAGCGACGCCAAGAACCGGTTCGTGTGCAGCTGGATGGCCGCCTTCTCGGCGTACTTGGTGTCCTTCATGTTGGCGCGCGCCACCACGTAGTCCACGAGGTCGTCCACGAACTCGTCGTCCACGCTGATCGTGGTCGTGCTCACGCCGTCCACCTTGTAGGCTTCCAGCGGCGGCTCGGCCACGTTCGGGATGGCGATGGGCGCCGCGGTGTAGCTGATGTCGATCCACACGTCGGTGGCCGGCGGCACGCCCGGCGTCACGTGGAAGTAGCGCGGGGTCTGCGGGTCGAAGATGACCGACGCGACGACGGCCGACGTGCGCGTGTGCCAGTCGGGGTCGGTGTTGTCCAGCACGTCGCGCTCGACCATGCGGATGGCGCGGCCCGGCGTGGTGCCGTTGGCGCCCATGTTCCGGTGCGGGGCCAGGAACTGCGTGCCGTTGATGGCCGTGGCCGGCGTGCTGCCGTCACCCGGCTTGCAACTCAGCGCCGGGATGCTGGCGATGCTCTGCCGCGTGCCCGGGACCAGCTTGATCGCGTCCATGCGCGAGCACGCCAGCGGCAGGTACTTGGTGATCGCCACCTGCGCGTCGTTGAGCCAGTGGATGATCTCGCGCTCGCTCCACAACTGGAACTGCGGCGCGGTGTCCTTCAGGATCACGGCGATGCGCCACACCACATCCTTGACCTTCAGTGTCGCGGCCATGCCGGCGCTCCTTTACAGGCTCTCGATGACGCTGTGGACCATCAGCACGCAGTTGGCCTTGAGCCGGTCCACGGACAGTTCGGCCGCGTCGCGCTTGCTCACGCCCACCTGCAGCGCGTACTGGCGCAGTTCGTCCTCGCCCATCAGCTGGATGTTTCGGTGCCGCTGCAGCGGGTCGCGCGAAGGCGTCGCAGCCGCAGCAGCCACCATCGGCGGCAGTGCGGGCGGCGCGCCCGGAATGGAAACGCTTCCACTTGCCGGGCTGGCCTCGGCTTGCTGCGCGCGCTTGGCGCCGGCCTTCGGGCCGGGCTTGCGCCGCGCGACGGGCTGCGCGGCGGCCATCACACGCCGTTGACGGCCGGGCGGCACAGCAGCGTGAAGCGCACGGTGGCGCCCACGGTCGGCACGCTCACCGTCGAGGCGACGAAGCCGACGCTGCGGTTGTACTGCACGCCGTTGCCAGCGTCGTAGGCCGGGGCCACGCGGCCACCGCCGGCGACTGCCATGCGCTTGATGCCCGCGGTCTGGAAGGCCTGCGCCGCCATGAACTCGGCACCGCACGCGCGCGCCGCGCCTGCCAGGTTGAGCGCCGCGTCGTACAGGCCGGTGACGATGCCGACGTCCGAGGTCACCGTGGTGCCCATCGCGGCGTTGTCCACGATCAGGTCCACCGGCACGTAGCCGGCGGGCAGCGGGCACATCTCGACGACATCGCCGGAAGCGAAGCCGGCCGGCACCTCGAAGTCGCCGAAGATCGGGATGACTTCGATGCCGCGGTCGGCGGTGGGGATCGGCGCATTCGCCGCGATCTGCTTGCTCTTGAACAGGGCCATGATGGTTCCTCTGTGAAGTGGTCAGGAGCCCAGGCCGTTGCCGGCCCGGGGGTCCATCAGGTCGCGGCGGTGAAGGCCACGTCGTTGGCGATCAGCCCGAAGTCCAGGCCGTTGAACTGGCACTTGTCGAAGCCGGCGATCATTCGCACGATGACCACGCCTTCCTCGCCGTAGTCCTCGTCGGCTTCCATCAGCTCGAAGCGCACGTTGTCGCGCTGGGTGCGCGTGCCGTAGGCCACGGCCACCGCGTTGGCGCCCAGGAACAGGTTGCGTGCGGCGTTGACCGAGCCGGCGCCGTAGTCGTTGAACTTCACGCAGGTCTGCGTCTCGTCCACCAGCGCGCCGTTGATGTAGATCGCGCCGGCCTTGAACAGCGGGCTGTCGGCGCCCACGCTCGTGACCTTGGCCTTCTCGTAGGCCAGCCAGCCGGCTTCACCCGTCTCGCGCCGCAGGTCGTACATCGACTCCGGGCAGGCGAGGTAGATGAAGTGCTTGCCGCCGTTCACCTGGATCTGCTCCATCTTGACGGCCTTGTCGGGCTGGCCGCCGATCTGGCGCTTGGCGCGCAGCACCAGCTTCTCGATGACGTTCACGCCGAGCTTGTCGGTCGCCGTCAGGTCGGCCTTGGCGGCACGGGTGCCGTCCCAGGTCATCAGGTGCTGCGAGTCCGGGGCGCGGAACGTGTTCGGGAAGCCGGTGTAGCCCAGCGGGTAGTGCTGGATCTCGTCGCCCACGCCGCGCGAGCCGGCGGCGGTCATGGTCAGCTGCTCGTCGAGCACTTCGGCCATGTAGTCGGAGAGGCGGTCACGGGCCTGCTCGGGGATCGACCAGTTCACGCGCTTCTGGTCCATGACGTCGCCGACGTTCACCGCTTGGCGGTGCTTGTCGATGCGCATCTTGTGGGTCGCCGACTGCAGCCGCATGATGCGGCCGGCCAGCTTCTCCTGGCCTTCCACGGGCTTGCCGCGGAGCTTGGCGATCAGCGTGGTGGTCACCTCGTCGCCCGGCTTGGTTTCCAGGTCGGTCTTGGTGACGACGGGCATGTAGGTGCCCTCGCGGCCGGTCATCTTCGCGAAGTACTGCTTCTTCGTCGAGTCGAGGGCCACTTTCGTGGACCACACCTTCAGTGCGGTCGGGTCGGTGGGTAGCACAGTGGTGCGAGCCATGAGAATCTCCTGAGAGAAGTCATGGAGCACTCCTGCGCCCCGGTCGGGTAATGACCAGCACTCCGCTGGCTTGTTGAACTCTTACATGCCTTTTGCGGTTGTCAAACCACTACAGGGTGCAGCCAGCATGGAGCCTTCGTTTTGCGTCCAAGTAGGCGGCTCTGGCGTCTTCCTCTCGGTCGAATAGGCCAAGCCGAATCGGCACGCCGTCCACCTTGATCCTGGCATCGAACTTCTTGTCGCCCTTGTGCCAGCTGTAGCCCTTGCAGGATCGACGGTTCTCGGAGTTCGTCTTGTGCGAGGCCAGTCGCAGGTTTGAGGGCCTGTTGTCCCTCTTGTCGCCATTGATGTGGTCGATAAGAGAGCCTGCGTGGTCGCCATTGGCGAGCAACCACACAATCCGGTGGACCAAGTAGGGCCGTCCGTCCAACTTGACTTGGATGTAGCCGTTGCTTGTTGGCGCACCCGCGATTCCAAGGGCGTTCTTGCAACGCCACGTGGGGCTCTTCCAAGTCAAGACGCCTGTTTCCGCGTCAAGACGTAGTAGCTCGTTTGCGCGATCAAACGAGATCGGCGGAGCCTTTCGGGATAGCATGTTGGCAGCCATAAAGCACGTCCTTGCTTGTTGGTCAGATGCCCCGTCAAGACTGCAATCTTGCGGGGCCTCGTCTTTGTCTCATGCCGATTGGCTATGTCAAACCGCTGCCGCCGGTTCCTTGCGCTGCGGGCGCTTGATCGTCACCGAATCACCTGCACGGATGCGCAGCCGGGCCAGCTGACCCGACTTCTGCTCGACGGTGATGGCCACGCGCTGCACGCCATTCGCGCCCGGCACTTCGAGGTGGACTGTCTCCAGCACACGCACGTCCACGGCCACACCGTCGCGGCTCATCAGTGGATGCCCAGGTTGTCGGTGGTGCGCATGAGCTTGGCCACCTGGTTGGCCGGCAGGCCCGCCAGGAACCGCTCGGCGTCCTCGCCTTCGAGGTTGCTGAACTGCGCCATGAGGTCGTCGTTCACCACGGCCGGCGCAGCGTTCGGCAGGCCACCGATGCTGGGCGGCGCGGCGCGCGGCGCGGGGGCGGCAGGCGCAGCCGGTGCAGCAGCAGCGGGAGCCGGCGCGGGAGTGGCAGCGATGCCACGCAGCGCCAGCACGGCCTTGTGCGCCTTCTCGACTAGCTGCGCGGGCGTCAGGCTGGCGTTGGCCGGGCTCGCCTTGGCGGCAGCGAACAGGCTGTCGAACTCAACCGCTGCGGCCTTGTCGGTGCCGTAGTCCACCTGCCCTGCCTTCTTCGCAGCAGCAGCCACCGCCGCCATCGCGGCGAGCTCGGCCTTCTCCTGCGCCTCGGCAGCGCGGCGCGCGTTCTGCTCGTTCACCTCGCGCAGCGTGTCGGCGCGGGTCTGCTCGGCCAGCAGCGTGGCCATCTTGTCGTCCACCGCTTCCACCGCAGAGTGGTAGTCGTCGTCGGACAGTTCGCCGTCGCTCCACTTCTTCGCCAGGTCGCGCTTCTCGGTGCGCAGCGTGTCGCGCTGGGCCTTGAAGTCGGTGGCGGGCACGTCGAAGGCAGCCGGCGGCGCTGGCGGTGCTGCGGCCGTGTCCAGTTCCTCCAGCGCGGCGCTGGCGGCCTCGGGCGTCACTGCGTCGGAGGCAGGCTGCGCGGGGGCGGCTTCGGTGGAAGCAGCGGCTTCCGGGGTGGAAACGTTTCCAGCGTCCGCTTCCGTTTCCACTTCCTCGGTCGTACCGGCGGCGCCAGCGCTCGCGGCCGGCTTCTGCTCGGCCATCGTCGCCAGCGCCGTCTCGGCGCCGGTGTCTTGCAGGGCCGCGGCTTCCTCGGGGGTCAGCAGGGCCAGTTCTTCGGGGGAGAGCTTCATCGTCAGTCCTTGGTTTCGATGGCGGCAGCAGCGGAAGCTGCGGCAACCATCTGCTGTTGGGCCAGTTCCTGCACGGCCTTCACGCGCTTCGGGTCCGCCTTGATGGCCTTGGCTTCGGCCAGGGTCCGCAGGTCGGATTCAGCGCGCCACTTGGCGTCCATGTCCATGCTCACCGGCTTGGTGCTCTTGCCCATGCTCATTGCTCCTTCGTGTCGGCGACAGGCGCCGGGGTCTTGTGCAGCACGCCGGCCACGCTCACCACGCGCATCGTGCGGCCGTCGGGGTCCATGAACTGCTCGATGCTGCCGGGCTCGTAGGCCAGCGGCTCGGGCTCGACGCCTTCAGGCGCATCGGGCAGCGCCTGGGCTTGCCAGAGGTGCAGCAGGTTGGCGGCGGCGGCCGGGGCCTCGGGCTGCATCTGCGGTTCCACCACGTCGTCCAGCGTCGGCACGTCGGCTGCCGGGGGTTGGGTCGTCTCGTCCATCACACTGCTCCTGGGTTGATGCCGGTCACTTCCGGCGACTGGATGCCTGCCTGCGCGCCTGCAAGCGCACCGTCGGCCTGTTGTGCCGGCGGCATGGCCGGCGCTGCCACGGTCGGCACCGGCGCGTTGAGCGCACCGTCACCGGCCTCGTCTTGGAAGCCCACGCTGCGCGCGAGCTCGTCGGCCACCGGCGCGATCTGCGGGGCCATCGTCAGCACCTGCGCCGCCTGGGCTGCCATGTAGAGCGTTTCCAGCCGCTTGGCCATCGCCTCGGCACTGAGCTTCATGCCCTTGTTCTGCGCCTCCACGATGTCGGCCTTCAGCTGCGCCATCTGCGCCTCGAACTGCATCTGCGCCATCTGCGCCTGCTGCTGGGCCTGCTGCTGCATCTCGGGCGTCTCGCCCTTGGTCGGGTCGGGCATGCCCGTGACCTGCCGGATGCGCTGCAGGATGACGGCCTTCTTCGGCAGGTTCGGGTGCATTTCGAACACCACATCCAGCAGCGCCGTGACCACCTGCGGGCTCATCTTGGCGAGCTCGCCCATCATCGAGGTCAGCGACTCGAAGGCGCTCTCTGCCAGGCTCTGCTGCCAAGGCGTCTCGCCGATGACGTACTGCGCCTTGCGCTTGCCGATGTCGTTCATCACCGTGCCGTCGGCGGCCTTCTGGTTGATCTTGATGTACTCGGGTCGGCCGCCGTCGCTGGCGCGCGGGAACTCCATCGGCTCGCGCAGGTACTGCTCGGCGAGGCTCAGGGTGATCTCGCCTTCCAGCTGCCGCGCCAGCATGATGTTGTCGAAGGGCTCGGCCGTGATGCGGCTGCCCTGCTCCTGTCGGATCGCGCGCGCCTTGCCGCTCACTGCGTTGCCGCTGTCCTGGCCGCGGTCCTCGGTGCTCACCGGACCCAGCGTGCGGATGCCGCGGGCGAACTGGTCGGCCATCAGGATGTCGGCCTGGGCCAGCGCGGTGCCTTCCTGGATCTGCACCTTGCCACCGGAGAGCGCGCCCTTGGCGAACTGCAGGTGCGCGCTCGGGTCGGCGATGCGGTCCTCCAGTTCGTTGGCGTCCATGACCGAGTTGTCCAGCGCGCCCACTTCGGTCCAGACCTGCCGCGTGCTCAGGCGGAACTGCGCTTTGCTCAGGTGCTTGTTGATGCTGTCCTGCGCGCTGCGGTGCTGGCGGATCATCCCGTAGGGCGCGCCGTCCTTCTTGCGCCGGTAGCACCACAGCGGGATGAAGGGGAAGCGGTCGTGCTGGTACGGGCTCCATTCCTCAAACAGCGTGTCGTACTCGGTCATCACGGCCACGCGCTTGCGCATCACCAGCGGCCGGTCATGCATGCCGGTGCTGCTGTCGCCGGTGTCCTTGTAGGGCTCCGACATCCAGGCCTCGATCAGCATCACGCGCTCGCGCGGGTTCGCCAGCCACGCCTCGGCGTCGTAGGTCGTCCAGCGGCTGGTCAGCGCCACGTCGCTCAGGCTCAGTTGGCCCGTCATCGGCGCACCGTTGGCGAAGTCGATGTAGCGTCGGGTGTCGCTGGTCACGATGGCCCGGCGCAGCGCGTCCACCTTGTCCTTCGGCACCATCGCCTCTGCGATGTCGAAGTCCACTTCACGGAAGCGGAAGATGTAGCGCCAGTCGTCGGGCATCTTGCTCTGCCCCAGGCTGTCGTAGAGCATGTTGCGCCACGACTCGCGGCGCTTGTAGATGGCGAACTCCTGCGGGTTGGCGCGCACGCCCACCTCCAGCCAGCCCAGGCCGCCCTTGAACGTGTCGTCGGCGCTCTCGCTGCGCACGAACTGCGTGCGGTTCACGTCGTCGATGAACTTCAGCAGCTGGGTCTTGTTCTGCGCGTCCTCGCCGGCCTCGGGGCTGCTGTCGTAGCGGTTGATGACCTGGTGGTCCACGCGCATGCGGCGCTCGGTGCCCAGCAGGAAGTCCACCATCGGCTTGCACTCGTTGAACACAGCCGGGTGCTGCCCGCGCGCCTGCACGGCGGCTGCCTCCTGCGCGGTCCACTGCTCGCCGTCGTAGTAGTCCTCGTCCAGCGCCATCTGGAAGCGGTTCGCGGTCTGCCGCGTGAGTTCCATGATGAACCAGCTGCGGCGGCGGTTGAAGCGCTCCTTGGCGCGCTCGTCCTCGGCCTGCTTCTTGGCCTGCCCGCGGCGGGTGTTCTTCTCCAGGATCGTGGCCATCAGACGCTCACCTCCGCAACAGCCTTGCCGTTCTCCTTGCGGATCACGTCGAACATCGGCACGCGGCCGGCGCGCAGAACCTCCTTGGGCGGCGGCGGCACGTCCACGATCAGGTCGGGGATGTAGCGCATCAGCACGTCCAGCAGGTTGTTGATCTCCACCGTCAGCGCCGGGCGCTCGAACACCTCCACCAGCACCAGCGCGGCCTCGGCCCTCGCTTCAGGCGTCGGCGTCCCGGTGGGCCGGTCGTTGGCATCGAACTCGCAGAACTTGCCCACGCTCGACAGGCAGATGCCCCACACGCCGCTCTCGCGCTCGGACGCCAGCGGCCAGATGGCCAGCATGGGCTCGCAGCTGCGGTTGCCGATGAACCACTCCAGGCTCGCGCAGTAGCCTTTGTGGATGTGCTGCTTCCAGGCCGTGGTGCCGCCGACGGCCCACACCTCACGGCCGCGGTGATCGAGGATGGTGCTGTTGATGTCCATGATGTTGGTGGAAGCGTTTCCAGTCAGGCGGTTTTCCAGTTGCGCTCGCGGCGCTCGTGGCGCCTCACGGGCTCGGTGCGTGCCACGTCCAGGCCGGTCATGGTCAGGTAGCGCGTTGCGTCCATGAGGTGGTCGTTCTCCTTGACCACGCGGCCCTTGTCGTCGCGCCGGTAGATGCGGTACTCGGCCAGCCAGTTGGTGCAGGACTTGAAGACCTTGATGCGGCCCGTGCTCAGGCGCTGCCACACCTCGTAGATGCCTGACTCCACGGCGTTGTCGGCCAGGTGCAGGTGCAGACCCTGCTTCTCGTACAGGTCCAGCAGTTGCGCGCCGTCGGCCTGCGCTCGGCCACGGGATGCCGGGTCGATGGCGCCCTGGATCCACTCGCCGCGGTGCTTGATGGCCTCGGCGTGGATGCTGGGCTCGGCTTGGCCGCGGTAGTGCTCGCTGTAGAGGTAGAGGATGTCGTTGTCGCGGTCGATGGCGCCCCACACAGCAGCGGTGCGCTTCCAGCCCACGTCCATGCCATAGGCGCGCGGCCAGTGGTCGGGGATGTCGAACGGCGCGACGGTGATGTCGCCTTCCTCGATGGGGTAGATGGCGCCTGAGCCCAGCGCCGGCACACCGCGCGTGCGGGCCTCGCGCTGGTGCGGCGCCAGCTTGGCGTACAGCTGGCGCTTGGATTCTTCGTCCAGGTGCGGCACGTCGTCCCAGCCGCACATGACGATGGCGCGCCCTGCTTCGGGCTGCGTGATGGCGGTTTCCGTGGCTGCGCCGATCTCCGAGCCGGCCAGCAGGTTCTGCACCAGCTTCGTCAGGCCTTCCAGCGGCGTGAACGTGAGCGTGCTGATGCCCTTGGTGGTCATCAGGCGCACCTGGCCCTCGTCGTACACGTCGTCCGGGCATTCCTCGTCAGGCCAGAAGCCGTCGAGCTCGAAGCCCTGGAAGATCTTCCGGCCCTGCTCGTAGGACCGCAGCCACACCTCGCTCTCGCCGGCGTTGCTGACGTCGCCGCCGCCGCTGACGCGCTTGATGATGGCCTTCTCGATGGCGCCCTTCACGTGGACCCGCGGCACCCAGGCCTTGATCTGCATGCCCGGAATCAGCCCGGTGCCGATCTTCTCGGGCCGGTCGCGGTCGTCGGTGCCCAGCAGCTTCTCCTGCAGGATGTCCCGCGTCGTCTCGTGCGTGTCGCCGCTGGCCAGCAGCGTGATCGGGCGGCTGAACGTGTGCCCTTTCCACCAGTCCGGGTACATGCCGGTCAGGTGGTAGCTCCACTCGCTGCCTGCCGCGACGGTCTTGCCCACGCGGTTGCCGGCCAGGAACACCCGTTCGCGGTACTGGCGGCCGAGCTCGAAGAACTGCATGTGCTTCGGGTAGAGCTCGCGCCGCAGCGGCCCGGCGTCGGGGAACAGCGTGGACAGCAGGCGCATGCCCTTGCGCCGCTCCATCTCGGTCGTGATGGCAACCAGTTCGGCCCGCTGCTCGGGCGTCAGCCGGGACAGGTCAGCCGCGCCCATTGGCTTCCTCTGCGCTTGGCAGCGCGCCGGCCAGGCGCAGCAGTTCCAGCGCGCGACTGGTCAGGTCGGCGTCGGGCACGTTGTTCATGGTGACGTTCTGCGTCACGTCCAGCTTGTCGCCGTAGGTGCGCGGCTTCAGCTTCGCGGCGATCCACTTCCGGGCATCGACCCGCAGCCGGTTGCGCTGGATGGCGGCCGAGTCCAGCGCCAGGGTGACGTTTTCACCGTCGTGCGTCGCGGCCACTGTCGCCTCGTCGCTGATGGCCACCATCTCGTCGGCCAGCTTGTCGGCGCGGTCTTCGCGTGCGCGCGCGTAGAGCACCGTGCGGCCCGGGTCCGCATTGATCCATCGCTGCATCGATGTGTAGCTGAACCCTCGTTCCCGGCAGAACTCGGCCAGGTGCCCGCCTGCCGTGATGTGGTCGCAGAACTCGCTCAGGGCGGCCTCGGCGTCTTGCGTCCAGGCCTGTAGCGGAGTCAGTGCGGGGGTGTTGGGCTGTGTCGTTGCGGGAGGCTTCTTGCCCTTGGAAGTGGAAACGCTTCCAGCCTTCCCGGCCTTGTCGCCCTTCCCCGCCTTGCTGGCGGGCGTCCTCTTGGCTGCGGGCTTGCGCGGCTTGGTAGGCTTCTTGGCGTCAGGCTGTGCCGGCGTGGGCACACTCTTGCGTGCGGGCATGGTCGATTCGCAGAAGTAGCCCCGGGCGGGTGAGGCCCGGGGCGAACTCGCTGTGGAGCGAGGGAGACAACGACAACCGGAAGACCCGGCTGTGTCAGCGTCCCATGCGAATCGGAAAAGTCAAACCAGGGGTGGAAGTGGCGGTTGGGGTGGAAACGTTTCCACTTGGCCTGTTCTCATGCCGCAGCCCTGACGATCAGCGCGCGGGCGGCGCCCATCCGCGCACGTTCAGTCGCACCACGGTGCGCAGGCAGTCGCGCCTCACCGGCAGGGCTTCGTGCAGCATCGTGAGCGTGTGGCCAGCCCAGGCGCGGCCCGGCTCCATATCCACGCGCAGCAGGCCGCTGGCGTCAATGTGCGCGCAGTCACCGCCATCGCCAGGCTGCCCGTCGAAGCGGCCCACGTAGGCTGCGCAGCCCAGCACGTCGCTGGCAAGAATCAGCCCTTCGGCGTTTTCGCCAGCGTGAAGGTGCCCGCCTCTTGGCCTGCGGTGTGAGTGGTCTCCGCTGATGGGCTCTGGCACGCCGCGATGACTGCCTCGCCCGCCGTGACTGTGCCCGCCGACAGGCTCCGTCGGTCGGATGCTGTGCCCGCCGCCTCCGCCGCCATGTGCTTGCAGTGTCGGATGCCAATAGCCGTCAACATGTAGGCCGGGGCGGCGGTGCGTCGTTGCCACCTTCACGTGCGCTTGATCCACCATCAGGAAGACAGGCCCGCTGGTGTCCACGCCGTCCAGCATGGCGTCCACGGTGTCTTGCCAGCGCACCAGATCGGGCGGCAGGCCAGCGGCTTTGGTGAACTCGCGCATGTAAACGCGCTCGCCAGTGAAGGCGGGGAACGGCACAGGGCCGCGCTGCTGTACGTTGCTCAGGTTCATGCTCTCTCCAGTAGTGGGGCGGTCAGCGGGAGAACTCAGCGACCAGCACGATGACAAGGCTGATGAACAGGCCGGTAAGCACGCCGAGCCAATAGGCCCTGTTCTCGCGCCTCTCCACAAGCGCCTGTATCTGCCTTGCGCGGAACTCGTGATCCGCGATGCGCCGACGTGACTCGTCCATCAGTGCGTTGAACTCGCCGCGATCCTCGTGGCTCCACGAATGTGTTTCCATGCTCTCTCCCTCAGTCCGAAGCGGCGAGCATCTGGCGCCCGGCGTCGGTTAGGTTGAATCGGTGCCACGGGTAGGGCTCGGACTTGCCTTCCGCCACAAGGCCCAGCGCTTGCAGATCGGCCAGCAGCGATTCCAGCCACGCGCCGCCGCGCTCGAACGTGCTCACGCGCGGGTCGGCGGCTAAGACGTGCAGCGCGTTGCGCACCGTGCGCTTGCCTCGCGGTAGCTCGCTCAGTGAGCCAGTGAAGGTGTCAATGTGGAACGGGGAGCTCATCTCATCCCTCCGCAGTAGTGCCGGGTCAGCGGCGTATCGGTGTTACACCGCAGGGTGCGCGGTCGAATTCACGTTGGGCGTCTTCAGGGTCGCCAGCAGCAAGCGTGCCTCTTTCTCGGCGCTGCTCGCGAGTTGCTGCAGCACCAGCAAGCGGTCGGCGGCTTCCATCCGGCCGCCAGCGCTGAAGTTGTCGCGTGCGACTCGATAGCTGGCAGTTGCCCGGGCCTCCTTGTCGCGCGCCTCCAGAACCTTCAGAAGCGCATCCCGCAGGTTGCTAACTTGGCAGCGCAACACCTGAAGTTCGGCCGCGGCTTCGCGGTCGTACAGGCCGTTGATGTGGCTGCCGCTGCTGTCCAGCAGGCGCTCCACCAGGTCACGCTCCGGCACCGGCCGCCCAACCCCTCGCTCAACCGGACCAATGCCGGCGGGCTGCTTTTGTTCCATGCTCATGCTCCTGTAGCGCCGTCATTGGCGCGGTTAGCTCTGCGTTAGGCCCCACCCTCGCGCAGCCGCCTGAAGTGCTCGGCCACCTCGGCGCCGGTCAGGATCACGGCGCTCGGCGGGGCCAGCATCGCCCGCAGTTCGCGCACCTCGGCGCTCAGTTCAGCCAGGCGCGCGGCCATCACGCCATCGCTCTGCGTCATTGCATGCCCGGCGCCCATGATCGCGCCGCGCTGCTGCGGCATCTGCTCCAGCAGTTCGCGGGGAATCGTGCTCTGTTGGCCGGCGGCCATCTGTCCAGGTGTTGGCATTCCATCTTCCTTTCGCTTCGGCCCCACGGCCAGTGTTGCTCAGTTGCCCGCAGTAGTGCCGGCCTCGCGGGCGGCAGGGGTGGCGTAGACCATCTGCCCGTCACGCAGCGGGGACTGGTCGGGGTCGCGCACCATCGGCGTGATGTGCACCTCGCCGCTGTCGATGCGGACACGCCCCACCGCCAGCGCTGCGGGCTCTGCTGGCGCCACCGTAAGCCCGGCGACCGATGCAGTCTGCGCCGTCTCGGCTTCGCTCAGGCCGTTGAGCATCAGCGGCTGCTCTGCTGGCGCCTGGGGAGCGGCTGCGGATCGAAGCGCGTCCAGTTCCAGCTTGAGGCTGTCGGTGTACGTCTGCATTTCATCGAACAGCATGCGCCAATCTCTCGCGGCTTCCTCGGCGGCAACAAACCGCTGACGCAGTACGCTTGCCATCGCTGGCGTGACGGCTGATCCTTGCCCCGACTCTCCGAGCCCGGCATCGCGCAGCGCGGCGCACGCGTCTGGCACTGACGCTTCCAGCTCTCGGCACAGGTCACGCAAAAGCAACGGCAAGAACTCACCGGCCTGCCCCGAAATCGACGCATCTGCGGGACGTGTCGATGCGGGCGCCTGGGCTCCGATGCCGAGTCGGCGCTCAATGTCCCGCACGCACGCCTCGAATGCGTCCACTTCCTCGCGCAGCAGGCTGCTCAGCGGGTAGTGCTCCGTCATCACTTCGTCGATCTGCTGGCGCGTCAGCGGCGCCTTGGCTGCGATGGCGATGGCGGCACGCACCTTTGCCCTGTAATAGACCGGCCAGTCCCCGTGCATCGGCACGCCCGGAACAAGAATGTGGCCTTCAATCTTGCGGCCGATCTCTCGCATCATCTTGTCGATCTGCTCATCCGTCAGCGGCGCCTGGGCTGGCCCGGCCTGCGCTGCGAGGGCCTTGGCCGATTCGTCGAGAAGCATGGCAATGTCGTCGGCGCCTTCGTTGCGGCAGAGGTCGGCCTCGTCCTGAAGCCTCGAAATCAGGTCAGATTGCTTATTCATGCGATTTAGTCCTAGTACGCTTTACTTGTCATCGCCGGCCTGCGCTGCGATGCGTCGTGCGTCCCCGATGCCACGCTGGTATGCAACGCGCTCGCCAAAGGTCTGCAAGTCGGCAGGCCAGTCGGGCAGGCCATGCCCCGGAACTTCACCCCGGAAAGCCTGCGCTGCGAGTTCTTGGCCTGCGTCGCAATGGCAGTAGCCTCGCCACTCGCCGATGATCGAAGTCACGTCGCCCGTGTCGTCGCAGTTCGGGCACCGTTCGGCCTGCGCTGCGATGGGCGCGGGCTGCGGGGAGGCGGCGTACAGGGCGCGGACTTCGTAAACCTTTTGGCCCTTGTAGGTGAATGCGCGCAGTTCTCGAATGCGCTCCTCTAGGGTCTGCATGCGTGGGTTCCAAGGCTTCACCTCCTCCCACTCTTGCTCATCGCGGTGACGGAACTGCCACAGCACCGGCTCAGGCTGCGCTGCTTCGGCTGCGCTGAGGGCTGCTTCCAGCGCTTCGATGTGCGCGCGCACGCCACCGGCAGGCACGCCCAAAAGCTCGTTGTCGAATCCGCCGACAGCGGTCAGGTCGGCGCGCATCTTGGCGACGATGGCGCGGATGGATTGCGCCTCCAGCAGCGCGGCTTGTGTGGTGGTCATGTGGGCTTCTCCGGTTGCTTCAGGGCTTCGTCAATGGCCGCACGCAGAGCCAGCATCCCCTCGCGCGACGCGATGGTGATGGACTGCGCGGGCTCGTGCACGCCTTCGTCAGTCGAAGCCGTTGTGCTGATGATGACCATCGGGGCGTGCGCTCGGTCCTGGCCGGGCGCCATCCGGCGCCACGACGCGACGATTCCGACATAGCCAAGCACGACTGCGCCGACTTCGTACATGGGTGCTGCACTGGTGCTCATGGTGTGGTGTCCTGGGTGGGTGTGCGCGGATTGGCCTTTGAGTGCGGCTTGGCCTCCGCAAAGCCGTGCGTACACCAGCAGTAGCCGGCTGCGCCCGGCTGAATCTCGGGCATAGCCGCGAGGATGGACGGCGCCACTTTCGGAGGCAGTCTCACGACCAGCCGGTCGTTGCCCACGCGCTCGAAGTTCCGAAGCGCCACACGCTCGCGCAGCCGCTTAAATCGCTCCTGCGTCGTCGGCTCGATCCACGGCCCGCAGTCCACCAGCACATGCAGACCGGGCTGCATCGCGTTTCCCATCCAGTAGCCAGTCATCACCCGCCCTCCTTCGTGTCCTGGGTGGGTGTGCGCGGATGGTCGGAGGTCGGCACGTTGTCGAGATAGATCGCCCGCGACTTGCTGGCGGTGATCGGCGTTGGCCTCTGTGTCGTCTTGCTGCAAAGCAAGCGGTTATTCAGCAGATGGCGCCATTGATTCGCGGAGTTCGGAACCGGACGATGCGGGCCGCCGTCATAGAGCTTGTTGAGCGTGCCGTCGCTGCGCCGGTAGTAGGGCGTACTGCGTGCCAGCGATTCAACCGCCTGCGCACGCACCGCGATGTTGCCCCCGTGCTGGCAGATGCCACGCGCTTCTTCCTCGCTGTATCGCCCGGCCTTGTCGATGCAGATGGTGTAGCCCCGACTGTCAGGGTTCCACCACGTCACATGCTCATGGCTCTTGGTCGTGTGCCCGATGTGGGCGATCAGGTAGTCAGCCATCACCCGCCCTCCTTCGTGGGAGCTGAGGGGAACCCGTCATGCGTGCGGCCGTCCAGCAGGCGGCCGGCGGCTTTCTTGCCGATGCGCAGCGGATCGTCCGTCGCGTTGATCACCTGCTCGGCAGCGTCGGGGTTGCCGTCCTGCATCGCGCCCAGGTGCTCGCCCCACTGCTTGAACAGGAACGGCACGCCAGCCGCGGCGCACTGGTCGCGCAGGCTCTGCGCCCAGATCGGCTGCATCGGCCGCGCGCCGGGGCCGCTCTCTCCGCCGCAGATGACCCAGTGCAGCCCTGGGTGCAACGGCGCCTTCTCGTGCTCGGCCAGTGGTTCGCCGATGCTCCAGATGCCGCGGCCTTCGCACACCTCGCACTTACCGTCAGGCTCTTGCGATAGTCCGTGGCGTGTGCAGCCGGGGCGCAGCCACTTGTTGAGCCACACGGCGCCCAGCATCGGCTCGATGCTCAGGAACCGCACGCGCGCCGGCACCTGCAGCAGCTTCGGCACGTCGCGGTCGGCCTCGGCCTGGTTGACCACGGTGGCGCCGAGCCAGACGTTCGGCAGCGGCGCGCTGCCAAGGTCGCGCCAGCGGCTTCCGAGCGCGTCGCGCATCATGTCGGCCGCGTTGCCGATGCGCTTCGTCAGCAGCAGCCAGTCCAGGTGCGGCGTGTCGTGGATCAAAGCGAACAGGTCCGACCGCCATTCGTCCGGCACCTGGTTGTCGAACACGTCGGCCAGGCTCGCGCAGAACACACGGAAGCGCCGGCCCTCGCGCCCGGCCTGCGCATTCCAGCGCAGCGGCTGCTGCCAGTTCGCGGGGCTGGTGCGCCTGCGCGGCGCGCCCGGCCCCCAGTTGATCGCCATGCCACCGCCGAAGCGCGCGTTGCGCGTCTCCGCGTAGCAGTGGTCACAGCCCGGGCCGACCTTCTGACAGCCTTCCCAGGGGTTGAAGGTGTGGTCGCACCACTCGATTGCCGTGTTCTCAGCCATGCTCCGCCCCCATCAGCATCATCTCCATCGCCAGATCCGGCGCGCACTCCGGGCCACGGGGTCGAACGGCGCGCGCCGCAGCCCCCACATCGAACCCCGGCGCCCGCGTGAACTCGCCGAGCCACACCGCCGCCATCCGCGGGTCCGCCAGCACCTGCTCGAACCGCATCCGCATCACCGGCCGCGAGCCGATGACGCCCATCGCGGCGTGCGTGTCGCGCACCAGGGACGCGGCCAGCGCGCGGCGGCCAGCGCGGTCGTAGCGCATGCCGGTCATCGTCTCCAGGAACTTCGCGTGCGACCTCGCCTGCTGCCGGTGGTCGCGGTCGAGCCAGATCACGCGTACGTCGCCCGGCAGGCCCACGCGGTGCGGGTCGAGCACCTTCACGGCCTTCCCGCGGCTGGCTTCGATGAATGCCGGCGTCACGCGCTCGCGGACTTCCGGCACTTCGAAGGCCGGCCACTCGCCGACGCACGCCACGCCGCCCCGGTGCAGCATCTGCATCAGCATGCTGGTGCCACAGCGACCCAGGCCGGCAACGATGATGGTGGGCTCAGACATTGCCCCGCTCCTGTGCGCTGCGTGCGGCGCGGGCGTGACGTTCGACCACGCTTGCCACATGCATTGCCCGCAGGTGCGCCTTTTCTTCGGCTGCTGCGCCGCCAGAGAAGTTGTTTCGCGCGTTCTCCGCCGCGAACCAAGCCTTCGCTTCAGCTTCTCGCGTGTCAAGAACACGCGTCAGCAATGCCCGCCACCGCTCTGCATCCCTGAGCGCTGCGTCTCGCTCTGCCGTGAGGCGGGTGATGGTGGGCTCCATGAAGTACAGCTTCCCGCTCACTTGCAGGTACTTCGTGTGCTCGCGTTGAACCTGGGCGGCAAGGGCCTTGTAGGCTCCGTACAGGGTTCCGCTGCCGTCGCAGTGGGGGCAACACTCCGCGACGAGGAGCGCATCAGGTCCGCCGTTCTCGTACACATCGATAGTGCCCTCGCCTTCGCAGCGCGGGCACCAGTGCTCGCAGTTCTCCGGGTCGCCGGCATCCTGCGCAGCATCAGGGGATTCAGGGGCGGGGGGCATGCGTCCGGTATCTCTGGTGTCCATCTCTTGCCTCGGGGGGTTAGGCCGGGATCGCGTCGAGGTAGATCGCGCGGGCCTTCTTCACGCTGATCGGCGTCGGCTTGATCGGTTGCGCGCAGCGGCCAAGACGCCCGGCCATCAAGCGCTTCCAGTTCTCCAACGAGTTCGCCACGGGGCGATGCGGGCCGCCGTCATAGAGCTTGTTCAGGCTGCCGTCCAAACGGCGGTAGTACGGCGTCGTCTTGGCGAGGCTCTCGGCCACTTGCTTTTCGACAGCGATGCACACGCCGACGCAGCAGATACCGCGCGCCTCCGACTCTGTGTAGAGCCCGGCCTTGTCGATGCAAATGGTGTAGCCGCAGTGATCCGGTTTCCACCAAGTGATGTGCTCGTGCTCTCGGTGCGTGTGGCCGATGTGGGCAATCAGGTACTGTCGCATCGCTCGCTCTCTCGTCGGTTAGGTGGGGTGTAGGGGTGCGGTCAGGCGGGCACGCAGGCCGAAAGCACGTCCAAGCGAACCAGCGCCGCAGCCATCTCGGCGTGCATCGCTTCGCTGAAGGCCTCGGCATCGAGCCAGCCGGCGTCGGTCTTCACGGCCTCGACCCAGCAGGTCGGGCGGTCCTTGGTGCCGTCCGGGGCTTCGTCGCCTTCTTCCGCTCCCCACTGCACGGTGAGGTCCATGCCGGCAGCAGTGATGCGGGCCACGCGGTTGGGGTCGATGCGGTGGGTGGGGTAGGCGAGCATGGTCAGGCGGCCTCGGCGAAGGCGAACACGCTGGACTGCGGCAGCGGTGCCGGGGTCAGGCCATGCTTGCGGTGGATCTTCGCCAGCAGCAGCGCATCGGATCGCTGCTTCTCGGGCGTCTTCCACGCACCACGTTCCGCTGCGCGGCGGCAGCACTCGGCCGGCGTCACCGCTTCCATGTGCTCAGGGTTCAGGCACAGCCGGTTGCAGCACGTCATCACCACGCGGTGGCCAGCGGGGATCGGACCCTTGCGCATCTCGAACACCACGCGACGGGCCAGCACCGTGCGCTTGGTCTGCCGCGTCGCAGGGTCGTAAGTGCTCTTGTCGTGCATCTGCGGGTAGCCGCCTTTGCGGCTCACAGTGCCCTGCCAGTTCAGGCAGTCACCGACCTTCTTGCACACGGCGCGGATGCTGGAGAAGGTCCGCGGCTTGCCGATGTTGATGCGCTTCACGCTGCACCCCGGTCGGCCAGGGCGTAGAACCGCGTCCACCACTCCGCGCCCACCTTGGGCTGGCTCGGGAAGCGGCAGGCGCGGGCTTCTGCGGCCAGGGCCTGCAGTTGGTTCGGGAGGGTCCACTGCCCATAGGGAATGCCGTTCGGGTGCTCGTTGGTCAGCACCGTGACGACGTACTGCGTGGACTCGGTGGCCGGCGTTTCCGGATAGGCAGCGGGCTTGCTGGCAACATCCACGCACAGGCCTTGGTTCACGTCATCCTGCATCGCCATCCCGGTGTCCGGGGCCTCGCCGCCCATTTCCTCCACCGTGGCAGCCGGGGCTGCGTCGGGTTCGTCGGGGACGATGGGGTCGGAGTCGGTCGGCCTGGAAACGCTTCCACCATCCAACACCTCGCCGGTGGCGGTGTCTACCACATCGCCGGCCGGGGTCGTGATCGTGGCAGCGCGCGCTGCGGCCAGTTCCGCCTGCAGCCGCTCGTTCTCGGCCTTCAGGCGCGCGGCTTCCACCGCGTCGGCGTGCAGCTGGCGCAACTGCACCAGCGCCTCGCCCTTCGCGTCCTCGGCCTGCTGGCGGTACTCCTGCCACTCGTCGCCGAACGACAGGCCTTCCACGAAGGCGATGGCAGCGGCGATGCGCTCGGCCGGCAGGCCGGTGGCCTGGCGGATGTAGCCGTAGATGCGCGCCACGCCCGCGGCCAGCTTGTCCTTGCGCTGGTCCTCAGCGCGCTGCGCTTCCTGCTTCTTGCGCAGCGCCTCGGCCTCGTGGTCGTCGCGGATCTTGACCAGGCGCGACTCGGTGGGCCCCAGGAACTTGATGATCTCGGCTTCCTCGGCGCCGATGGCCTTGCTGACCTTGGCGAGCTCGGCCTTGGATGCCTTGCTCACGTTCTGCGCGGCGTAGCGCGGCGCGCGCACGTCGGCGATGGCGGCGGCCAGTTCCTTGGCGCCCTTCGTGGTGCTCGGGTCGAACACCACTTCGCGGTAACGCTCCACCAGCGCCTGGGCCTGGGGCTTCCAGTCACCGAAGCGCGCCAGCGCCACGGCCTGCAGGTCGATGGTGGCCAGCGTCGCGCGCTGCGACACTTCGGGCGGCGGCGCCGGCGGCAGCGCGGCGTCGTCCAGGATGGGGAAGTCGAGTACGGCGTTCATGGTGTCCTCGCTCAGAACGGCAGGTCTTCCGGCACCTCGTCGGGGCGCACGGTCTTGGTGGGGGCAGCGGGCGCGGCGGCCGGCGGCTCGGGGTGTTGCGTGGTGGTGGGCTGCGCCGGCTCGGGCTCGGGCAGCGCGGCGTCAGCGCCAGCGGCCTGCATCAGCGCGCGCAGCCGGTCCTCGCACTGCGTCACGAAGCGGTCGAAGGCCACGAGGTCGTCCACCAGCGCCTGGATGGCGTTCTCGTCGCGCTCGATGCGCACGGTGTGCATCAGGTTCAGGTCGGGACACCACAGCGTGAGGTCCACCCACTTGCGGTGCAGCAGCCACATGGCACCGTTGCACTGGTCCACGTACTCGCTGATGTCGCCGCTGACCATCGCGTCGAACAGCGTCTTGCTGCTGACCATCGTCTTGCATTCCCACACGCCGTCGTCGTCGATCAGCCCGTCCACGCTCACGCCGAACTTGCCGTCGGGGGTGTAGGCGAAGCCGACTTCTTCCACCAAGCGACCGGTCTTGTCCTCGTAGCCGATGCGGGCCACGGGCTCCTGCTCGCTGCCCACGCGCATGTACTGGTTGGTCGGCGTCACGGGCGGCACGCCACCGCAGCGCTGGCGCGCGACGTCGTAGGCGTAGCCCAGGGCCTTCGAGCCCCAGCCGCCGTTCTTGAGCTTGTCGCGGGCGTCCTTGAAGCGCGAGCCGGTGATGCGGCCCTGCCGGATGGACAGCCATTCCTCGCTGCCTTGCGCAGCGTCGTTCCACAGGATGCTCATGCTGCGGCCCCTTCCGTCTTCTTGGCCATCGCCACCAGCGTGCGCCGGTGCTGCACCGTCTCGTCCTTGAACTCCTGGTAGGCGTTCGGGTAGGCGCTCAGTTGCGCCTTGGCCTTGTTCCAGAACTCCAACGCTTCCTTGTCGCTGGTGGTGGCGCGCACCTGCGCGACCAGTTGGCCCAGCAGCTGGCTCACCTTCTCGCCGGCACCGTCGTCGCCATCGCCGTTGCCCGGGTGGCGGCCGTTCTGGTCCAGGTCGTCGTCGGCGGCCACGCCCAGCAGCGGCGTGATCTGGTAGCGGCGCAGGTAGGTCACGGCCGCGCCGAACTCCTTGGGGTCGGCGTACTCGCGCTGGCTCTTGATGTCGAGCCGGGCCGACACGGCGCCGCCATCCTTGTGCGTCAGCCTCGTCTCGATGAACGTGGCGCCGCCGGGCTCGCTGCCCACGATCTGCATGATCCCCAGGCCGTGCTTCGTCAGCGCCGGCCGCGTGCGCAGGTTGATCTCGTCCAGGTCGGCATAGCGGAACTTGTACTTGCCGCCGGCCTTGGTGCTGATCGTCACCTCGCGGTTCTTGGTGATCGGCTGGAACTCGGCTTGTGCCGCAGCCAGCGCTGCGTACAGCGCGGAAGTCTTGGTGTCGTCGTCCATGTTGTTCCTCGGTTCAGGTCAGCCAAGCCATCAGTGCGAAGCCCAGCACAGCGCCGACCAGCACAGCACCAGGGATCAGCAAGTCGAGCCGGTGGCGCATGTGGGCGGCAAACGAAGCGGCTTCTTCGTCGCGCTCGATGGCGTCGTTCGCCGCTAGCGTCGTGCCCTTGTCGGCGAGGTCTGCACAGGTGCAGGCGCGGCCCTGGTTGCACTTGCCGGTGCAGGACGTCTCGAACAGCGGACGGTGGCGGCGAATAGGGGTGAACGTGGTCATTTCAGGCTCCTATCACTTGCGAACAGGCATCAGCAGGGCTTCGCCGCCAGCGAAGAGCAGCGCCGCCGCTTGGTGCGGCCCGTTGGTGCGGATGCGAACCTGCGGCAACTTCGACAGCAGATTCAGGTAGTGCAGTGCGAAAGCCGCGTCGCCGATGTCGAACGGCTCGGCCCAGAACCCGCTGCCATTGCAGCGCCAGCACCCTTCGGGGTCATCTTCAGAGTCAGGCCATTGCCCGGACCCGTGGCACTCCGGGCACTGCTTGTCGTCCGGCAGCGGAGGCATCAGCAGGAACTCGCCTTCCACATTGCGATGCCATGTGTTGAACAGCGCCGGCAAGTTGTTGGGCTGCTTCTCGCTTCGGTCGGCGGCGCTGTAGGTGTCTGCTGGCACGCGCACAGCCATGTGCCCGTTGGTGGCGTAAACCCACTCACCGTCTCGCCACGGCGTTTGCAGGTACTCGCGGACTTCCCACTTGTTGGCGACAAACGGAAGAAGGTCGATGGTCATGTCAGGCTCCCAGGCGCCGGCCGCACTCGTCGGCGGCCGGCTGTTGATGCGTGTGCGGCTCATGCTTGGGCACGCCCTTCGCGCCGGCAGGAGTCGCAGGGTTCATCGAGGGCTGCAGGGCGTACAGCCGCACGCGCATGTCGGCGATCTGCCCGCGAAAGGCGCGTAGGCTCAGGGAGTCGATCAGCCCGTCCTTGGCGCAGGCGTGCATGTAGTTCTCGGCTTCCCAGATGCACCAGCGCAGCCACAGCGCCAGCACGGCGTCGAAGGCGCGGCGGATCACGGCTGCACCCCACGGTCCAGCGCGTCCAGGTGCTCGATCTCAGCGTCGAAGAAGCCCATGTTCCGCGGCGTGCGCACGGTGTCGGGCGGCGTCGCGCCGGGATGGAACGTGCGCCAGCCGGCGTCGTACTCGTCGGCGTCGCGCTGCGACAGGAAACCGCGGCAGCGGCCTTGCGTCGAGTGGTAGATCACCGGCACGCGGCGGGCAATGGCGTGCTCGGTGCTGGCGTGCTCGCCTTCCCTGCACTGCTCCAGTCGCACCGGGTCCAGCACGCGGTCCAGAAGCGCGCTCACAGCGCACCCCACGCGAGGCAACCTGCCGGCACCAGCGCCATCACGGCGCGGAAGATGCGCACGTGCAGGTGGTCGCCGAAGCGGACGGCCGTCACGCAGGCGCTACCCCACACGATGACCGAGAGCCACAGGTAGGCGGTGACGACGGCGCTCATGCCGCGTCTCCAGCGGCCCGGCAAGTGGAAGCGCTTCCACTGTCGGCCTTGGTTTCGATCGCCACTGGCACGTAGTGCGCCAAGGCTTGGGCCTGTTTCGCGCGGCGCCGCGCCTTGATCGTGTGAACGATCTCTTGCAGGCTCGCCACCACTTCGGGTGGCGCGGGATGGGCGTGCAGGGTCACTTGCGTCTCCCACCCTGAAACGATCAGGGCATGGGACGCATTGTTAAGCGCGTCGCTTTATCTTGTCAAGCGTTGCGCTTTATCTTTGTGGGACAGCCTGCTGCCCCTGGTCACAGTTCGCGCGAACTATCTGCAGTTCGTCGTGACCATGTTCCCCATAGCTGTTGAGGTGCAAGTCACCTGCTGCTGAGGCGGCGCGCTGCGACGCATAGCCTCCAAAAAGGCTTGGTTGGCCTGCGCACGAGCCTGCTGCTTTTGCATGTTCAGCCGCTCAAGGTCCAGCGCAAACCGCATGTCGATATCGCGGCCAGGCACTTCCGGGCGCTCGAAGGTGAACTGCTGGTTCATACCCAGCAGTCGAATGTCAGCGGTCAGCACCTCAATGCCGGCCGTCGCACCGCTGGCCCACTTCACGCGAGTGCCCTGCAGGCGCATGGTGCCGGCCCGCTTGTCCTCCTCGGTGACTTGGTACTCCAGCGTCACTGGCGCATAGCCAAACAATTGAGATCCCTGGTAGACAGCCGCGCCCGGCGGGTCTGATACGTAGGTGACTTTCAGCGCAGTGCTGCAGCCAGCGGCAAGAAGTGCTGCGGGCAGCAGCGCCAGTAGGCGTTTTCTCATGGTCTTCTCCCTGGTGAAAACTAAATCTCGCCGCCCTCGCGCCACGTCATGACGGCGAGCACGCGCAGACCGTGCGTTTCCGAGTGCAGGCTGATGTAGGCGTCGTCCAAGGCTTGGGCGTACCAGCTATTGCCGGCGCCCTGGGCATACCGGCGGACGTACCGCTGACCCTCGCGGTCCTCGACCAACACGCACTGCCTAGGCCGCGCCGTGTCGGCCTTCTTAAAGATCAAAGCAGTGCCCACCGGCACCCTGTCTCCCAACGCTCCATCCGGCATCTTCACGGCGAACTCGTCGGGCAGTTCTCTCGACTGCATTACTGACTCCCACGCAAGTACGTGAGGAACTGTGACGGCGTGCGGGCTCATGAGTTGAGCCACCCCAGGAACGGGAGACTCACCATCTGGGGGAGTAGCTGGCGTATCCATCCAACCGACCGGCTTACCTGCTGCTTCAGCTAAGCGCTTAGCCATCGCCGCGCCCATTTCTCGCGGCCGCCCCGTTTTCTGATCCCTGGCTCGGTTACGTATCTGGCTCAGGTAGACCGAGCTAGTGCCTGCAGCCGTCGCCAGAGTTTCTAGCGTGCCGAACTGCTTGATGAGCAGTTCCAGGTTCTCGCGGCGCGTGTCTTGAACTGGCTTCATTTGCGCAATTACAAGCGCGGCGCTCACATCCGCCAACAAGCGCCACGCTTGACTGTCTATAGCGTCACGCTTAAGATGGCCGCATGAAGCTCCAAGACTACGTGGACCAAGAGCGTGGCCGGCAGACACAACTGGCTGAGGCATTGGGCATCCCTCCTCAGTTGGTGTGGCAGTGGGCGCGCAGCGTCAGGCCGGTGCCGACGAACCGTTGCGCAAGCATCGAACTGGCAACCGATGGCGCCGTCACCTGCGAAGAACTCCAGCCCGGACTGCGGTGGCTGCGAGTTCCTGACAAGAAGTGGCCTTGGCATAAGGGGGGGCGGCCGGCGCTGGATCTCACGAAGGCGGTCGCATGAGTCAGCCCCGTAGTTCCGCTGCCAAGCGCAGCCACTCGGCTGCTGCGTCGGACTTGGCCTTTGCCAGCGCGGCGGCCACGGCGGCGGCGGCCCATTCGTCGTTGGACATTTCTCAACCCCTCCTGTCGCGGCCGACGACCAGCGGGTGGGGCAAGTCCACCGAAACGATCAAGTGCTTGGTGCCCATCGAGGTGAAGGAACAGTTCCTTCGCCGGCAGCGTGAGCTGGGGTATCCGTCGGAGTCGGACGCCTTACGCGAGTTGTGCATCGTCTTTGCCTTTGGTGCGGAGCATCTGGCAAAGGTACACGCGGATCGCATTCGGCGGCTGGCTGACAGCATGGCTGGAATCGGTACGACGGAGCGCTGAGAGTGAGCCGCCGCGCCGTCATCATCCAGATCGCGCCCGTGTCGCCGCCGTGTTTCCACGACCGGCTGGCATGGGTGGAGTTTCTGGTGTCGGCGGCCGAGGACACGTCACGCACCGGCGCGCGCCGCGGGCCGCTGGATCTGCGCAAGCCCGAGCCGGCTTTCAACTTCGCCTTCGACTTCTGCGAGCAATGCAGTGCGAACTACGCGCTGCGCATGCAGGGCGAGGACCGCTGCCACCCGTGGCACCTGCGCGAACTCGCGCCGAAGAAGGAGCCCAGCGGTGCATGAGCCCTGGTCCGACCGCGAGATCGCGCGGTTCACCTTCCGCCACGCGCTGTTCCAGCGCCGGGGCATGACCGAGCCGCAGGCCGAGGCACTGGCCGAGCGGCTGGTGCTGCGCGACCGCGACCGCGACGACCGCCGCTGCTGCGCCGAGTGCTCGAACCTGCAAGACGACGGCGGCTGCTTCCAGGCCCGCCGCATGAACACCGCACGCCGTCGGGCAGCGGACACGGGCGAAGACCCGCCCGTTCGTCACGCGCTCGACCCCATCGACCCCATGCCGGCCGTGCTCCAGCGCTGCCGCACCTTCTCATTCAGCACACCATGAAGCTCCCCATCAGCGCCATCCGCCTCGACGGCGGCACACAACCCCGCACCAGCATCAACGAGGCCGTGGTGTCGGAGTACGCCGAGGCCATGCTGGCCGGCCAAGTGCTGCCGGCACCGGTGGTGTTCTTCGACGGCAGCGCCTACTGGCTCGCCGACGGCTTCCACCGCGTCCACGCAGCGCGGCAGGCTGGCATGGTGGACATGGGCTTCGACATGCGCACCGGCACCAAGCGCGAGGCCATCCAGTTCAGCCTGGGCGCCAACGCCACCCACGGGCTGCGCCGCAGCAACGAGGACAAGCGCCGCGCCGTGCGCATGGCGCTGGACGATCCCGAGTGGGCCGCGCTGCCGAACCGCGAGATCGCGCGCATGACCGGCACCACGCACCCGTTCGTGGCCGACATGCGTGAAGCGATGAAGCCGGCACCGAAGCCCGAAGGTGGAAACGTTTCCAGCCAGGACGCGCCGCGTCGCGAGGACAACACCAAGAGCACCCCGCCGCCGGCACCGCGCGCCGACCAGCAGCCTGGAAACGTTTCCACTTCCAAGCCGGGCAAGGTGGAAGCGGAACCGGAAGCCAGCGACGGCCCGACCCTGGCCGAGATCGCCGACGAACAGCAGCGCGAGATCGAGCGGCTGCAAGGCGAGATCAGCGCCATGCAGGCCGACGACCAGAAGGCCGAAGCGCTCAAGCTGCGCCGGCTGGCCGACAACGCCCAGCGTCAGCAAAGCGAGGCGATGGAGAAGGCGCGCCGCGCCGAAGACCGCGAGGCGTTCACGAAGCGCCAGCTGATGCGCTGCGGCAAGGCCGTCGGCGTCACCGACCCGGACCAGATCGCCCCGGCCGTGGAAGCGCTGGCGCGGCGCGTGAAGGTGGCGGCATGAAGGCGCTGGAGCACTTGGAGACGGCGCTGGAGAACTTCGCGCCGAAGCCGCTGCGCGCGTCGGAACTGCACGAGATCGTCGGCAAGTGGAAGGCACGCAAGGCCATCCAGCTGGCGCTGCACGGCGGCACCGCGTTCTGCATGCGGGCGGAAGGCCACGGGTCGGAGAAGTTGTACTTCCGCTACCAGGCCGACATGGAAGCGTTCGCCGCGGCGCTGCCGAAGCCTGAGCCCAAGGGCACGGCCAGCGGCTGGCATCTGGCCCAGCAGCAGCAGCGGCATGGCAACGCGGTGCGGGGTGTGGCGTGAGGGTCCAACTGCGCGAGGACTACCAAGTCCCGGCCGTGGACCGGGCGCGCGAGGCCATCCGCAACGGTGCGCGCAGCATCCTCATCAACGCCCCGACGGGCAGCGGCAAGACCGTGATGGCCAGCGCGCTGATGGAACTCATCAGCGAGAAGGGCAAGCGAGCCAACTTCGTGGTGGACCGCCTGAGCCTCATCGGGCAGACCAGCGACACCTTCGACCGCTACGGGCTGGAGCACGGCGTCATCCAGTCGCAGCACCCGCGCTACCGGCCCAGCCTGCCGATCCAGGTGTGCAGCGTGCAGACCCTGGCGCGCCGCGGCTGGCCGGAAGCGGACGTTGACCTCATCGACGAGGCCCACGTGCTGCACGAGACGGTGAAGAAGCGCATCGAGTCCAAGAGCGGCATCGTGATCGGCCTGACCGCCACGCCGTTCACGCGCGGGCTGGGCAAGTACTTCGACGTGGTGGTGAACGTCACGACCACGCGGTGGCTGATCGACAACGGCTGGCTGGCGCCTTACCGCGTCTTCAGCTGCGCCGAGCCCGACATGAGCGAGGTGGCCGTCAAGAGCACCGGCGAGTGGGACGAGAAGCAGGCCAGCGGCAAGGCGCTCGAAGTGGTGGGCGACGTGGTGGCCGAGTACCTGAAGCACGGGGACGGTCGCAAGTTCATCTGCTCTGGCGTGGACACCGCGCACGTGGAAGAACTGCAGCGGCAGTTCCTGGCCGCCGGCATCAACGTGGCCAGCTACACCTACAAGGACCGCGAGGAAGACCGCGCCGACACCACGCTGGAATTCCGTAAGCCCAACAGCACCATTCGCGGGCTCGTCACGGTCACGGCCGCGTCGCGCGGGTTCGACGTGCCCGACGTGTCGTGCGTCATCATGGCCCGGCCGCTGCGCAAGAGCCTGGCCGAGCACATCCAGCTGCTCGGCCGTGGCCTGCGCATCGCCGAAGGCAAGACCGACTGCCTGGTGCTCGACCACAGCGGCAACATGGCGCGGTTCTGGCAGGAGTGCGAAGGGTTCTTCGACTTCGGCATCGAGGCGCTGGACGACGGCAAGACCAAGCCCAAGAAGCCGGCCGAGAAGAAGGAAGCCGAGCCGATGAAGTGCCCGCAGTGCCGCACGCTGCACAAGCCTGCGCCTGCCTGCCCATCCTGCGGCCACGAGTACCCCCGTAAGGCGGCCATCGCCCACGTGCCCGGCACGCTGAAGGAACTCATCGCCGGCGGCCACCACAAGGAACTGACCCGCGACCTCTGGCCGCAGGTAGCCGGTTACGTGTTGGAGCGCCGCGAGGGCGAGGCAGCGCGCAAGCAGGCGCTGGCGATCTACAAGGACATCACCGGCGGCTGGCCGAAAGTGACCTGGGAAGCCACCAAGCCGGTGGAGCCGAGCAACGAAGTCCGCAACAAGATCCGCGCGCAGCAGATCCGGTTCGCCAAGCGGCGCGAGCGTTCGGCGGTGGCGGCATGAGCATCCGCATCATCCAAGGCGACTGCCGCGACGTGCTCAAGACGCTGCCCGAAGCGTCGGTGCATTGCTGCGTGACCAGCCCGCCCTACTTTGGCCTGCGCGACTACGGCCACGCTGGACAGATTGGGCTTGAGCAGACGCCGGCCGAGTACGTCGAGCAGATGGTGCAGGTGTTCCGCGAGGTGCGGCGCGTTCTGGCCGACGACGGCACCCTGTGGCTGAACCTTGGGGACAGCTATGCCAACGATGGCAAGTGGGGTGGTAGCACCAGTGGCAAGCACGTCGATGCCCTGCACGGTGACACTGGCGCCGGCCGTGGCAAGCGCACCACTGGACTGAAGGCAAAAGACCTGATCGGCATTCCCTGGCGCGTTGCCTTCTCCCTTCAGGCTGACGGCTGGTATCTGCGCCAGGACATCATCTGGCACAAGCCGAACCCGATGCCCGAGAGCGTGCGCGACCGCTGCACCAAGGCGCATGAGTACGTGTTCCTGCTGTCGAAGTCGGAGCGGTACTACTACGACAGTGAGGCGATGCGCGAGCCGGCAGTCGCGGCTGACATCGGCGCGATGGACGGCGGCGCGCAGCGTCTGCCGGACGGCTCCGACGCGAACGCGGGTCGCAACTTCCGCAGCAAGCGCGACAGTTTCAAGCGCGACGACAGCAAGCGCGCGGAGGTGATTCCCGGCCAGTCTGTCGGCACGCACCGGGCTCAGCGGGAGGAGAGCGCATACGACACGCTCACCCGCAACAAGCGCAGCGTCTGGACCATCGCTACCAAGCCGTTTGCCGAAGCCCACTTCGCCACGATGGCGCCTGAACTGGCCGAGACGTGCATCAAAGCCGGCTGTCCGGAAGGCGGCACGGTGCTAGACCCATTCGGCGGCGCTGGCACTACAGGTCTTGTCGCAGATCGACTCCAGCGCAGCGCCGTGCTGTGCGAACTGAACCCGGAATACATCGCCATCGCGCGCCGCCGGATCGCCAGCGATGCCCCGCTGTTCGCGGAGATCGAACTATGACCTTCGACCAAGCCCTGCGCCTGGCAGGCATGCGCCCACGCGACATCGTGGCCGATGGCAAGTGGCGCCGGTGCGCGACGGACGACAAGCCGACGAAGCGCAACGGGGCCTACTGCCTGAGCATCGAAGGCACGCGCGGCTGGTGGCGGAATTGGGCGCTGGACTCCGAGCTCAACACCTGGGCCGACGACCAAGCGACCACGGCCAAGCCCATCGACCAGCGCAAGCTGGACGCCCAGCGCGCGGCCGAGCGCGAGCGCCGCATCCACGCCATGCGCGGCGCGCGGGCCTACTGGAATCGTTGCCACCCGCTGAACCGGCTGCACCCCTACCTGGAAGCCAAGGGCCTGAGTGCCGTCGGCACGGCCGGGCTGCGCAGCATCGACGGGCTGCTGGTGATCCCGGTCTGCTACGGCGACTCGATCATCAGCACGCAGAGCATCCACCCCGACGGCACCAAGCGGTTCTATGCCGGCGCGCCGGTCAAGGGCGGGTGCTTCGTGCTCGACCGCAAGGGTGCGGCAGTTACGGTGCTGGTGGAAGGGCTGGCCACGGGGCTGGCGGTGTTCCAGGCCATGCGCATGGCGCGCGTGGTGGTGGCGTTCGACGCGGGCAACCTGCTCCCCGTGGTGGACCGGCTGCGGCCTACGGGCAGCGTCGTTTTCATGGCTGACAACGACCACCGGACCATGAGCCGACGAGGCTTTAACCCGGGGATCGACAAAGCGAAGAACGCCGCAGAGCTGGTCGGTGCAGGTGTTGCCTGGATCGAAGGCATTGACGGCACTGATGCAGCCGACGCGCTCAAGGAATGGGGCGTTGGCGCCCACAAGCGCATTGAACGAATCGTGCTCGCCGGCGCGCGCTACGTGCCCAGCACGGCACGCGAGGCCCCTGCATGACCTCAAGCACCGTGCGCGCCGCGGAAACGTTACCGCCCTGCATGGGGCCGAGCGCAGGAAACACCGGGGGTAGCAGCCGCCCCGTCAACAAGCTGCACCGGACGAGGCCCCTGCGGGCCGGGGTGCAACTCCCTCAACGATTCCGGCGGCTGGCGTCGATCCCACGGCCGGGGGTGAAGCAAGGGCTTCACTGGTGGGAATCCCGCAAGGGGGTGGCGTCCTCGTCTTTCTGCCCCGTGGGGGTAGGGGGGCGTTTGGGTGGAGACAGGAGGAAGTGATGGCTGGAAGCAGAGACAGGACAGACCGGGTGCCGCTGCCGGTGGCAGAGGCCCGGTGCGAGCCGGCGCATCCGGGGCAGGCGCGGTTCATCTGCGCCCGGTGGCACGCCGCGGTGCTGCAGGGCTCGCCGATGGGCGACTACTCGAACCGCGTCCACGGCTGCACGCCGATCTGCGACGGGTTCCTGAGCGTGCAGTCCGCGCAGGCGCAGGCCAAGCCCGCGATGGAGCGGAAGGTGAAGCCAGCAGTGAAGGGGATCGTGTGAGCACAGCAGACAAGAAGCCGACGTTCGCGGGTGAAGTGCAGTTCGCGGGCTACAGCGACAGCAGCCGCAGTGGACCGCGCGTGACGCTGCGGCTGGCCGACCGCGACGACCTGGAGCGCTTCATCGGCTGCGAGAACAAGCGCTACATGGCCGTGCTGATGGAGATCGCCGACGACGAGACGCCGGCGCCTGCGCCCTCTCCTGCCGCGCCGAAGGTGCAGCGCGAGCGCATGGCGCCGCTGTGCGAGTGGGCGGTGATGCGGTGCGGGGAGTTGGAGTTCCAGCGCTGGGCGTGCCAGACGCATCCGAGTGTGTGGGGGTGGAGCAACATCGTGAACCCCGCCGACGCGGCGCGCTACGTCATCGTCACGCTCTGCGGCATCGAGTCGCGCAAGGAACTCGACACCAACCCCGAGGCCGCCAAGCGCCTGCATGAGCGCGTGCGCAAGCCCTATGCGGCATGGCTGGCGCAGCAGGGGGTGCCGGCATGACGCCCGCGCAAGTGCTCAAGCGCGAGAGCGCCAAGGCCCGCAGCAGTGCGCTGGAAGAAACGCTGGCCTTGCAACTGCGCGCAGCTGGCCTTACGCGCGGCATGGTCCGCGAGTTCCAGTTTCACGATGTTCGGCGCTGGCGCTTCGACTTCGCATGGCCCGACAACGACCCGCTGGTGGCGGTGGAAGTGGAAGGCGGCATCTGGACGTCAGGGCGGCACAACAGGCCCACCGGGATGCTGCAGGACATGGAGAAGTACGCCGAGGCGGCGACGCGAGCGTGGTATGTGATCCGCGTTTCTGGCGAGCACATCAAGTCCGGGCGTGCGCTGGAGTGGATTCAGCAGATGGTGAAGCCATGACCCCGCCTCTCATGCACTCCCTGGCGTTCAAACTCTGCTTGTACTTCACGCTGGCGCCCGACGAGTACCTGACCCGCGACGACATCGCCACGCGGTATGGCGTCAAGGCGCACGACATCAAGACGATGCTGCGAAACGCAGTGACCGTGGGCTGGTTGGCGCGCGAGATCGAAGGCGCAGGCCCGAAGGCGATGACGAACTACCGCGCCGGGCCGCTGCTGCTGGCCGAGATCGAGCGCTTCAGGCTGCCGGCATGAAGTGCGAGCACTGTCATCGCACGCTGACGCGGTTCGCTGCCGCGCTGGAGACGCCGGCCGGCACCATCGGCTGGGGACCGGTCTGCGCGCGCACCGTGCTGCCGCGCGCCAAGCGCCGGGCTGCCGTGGTGACGCCGCTGCGCCGTGGCCGGCCCGACCCGCGGCAAGTGGACTGGATCGAAGGGGCCGCGGCATGAAGCCCAACCAAGGCATCGCCACCGAGCACAACACGCCCGAGGTGTTCTGCGACGGCAAGCGGCGCCTGGACCGCGCCGCGCTGGATGCCCTGCTGTCGCGGCAGTGCCGGCGCACCAACGGCGCGCTGCGCCCCTACCGCTGCCCGGCCTGCAAGGGCTGGCACATCGGCTCGACCATGACCAGCCGCGACAAGCGCAAGCGGCCCGACCGCAAGGCCCTGGCGCTGCTGGAGTCCGACGAATGAAACGCAGCGCCCCGATGAAGCGCACGGCGTTCCGCGCCAAGTTGCCGCCGCCGCGCCCGGTGAAGACCATCGACTACACCCCGCGCCCGCGCGCGCCGGCGGCAGCTGTGCAGGCCGGCCAGCCCCGCGCTGTGCTGCCCGTGCCGAAGTTCGACTATGTGCGCGACACCAGACTGCGCGACGTGTGCCGCGCGCTCCCCTGCCAGCACTGCGGCGCCAGCGGCCCCGATGCAGGGGTCACGTGGGCGCACAGCAACCAGGGCATCCACGGCCACGCCCGAAGCATCAAGGCCAGCGACGTCTTCGTGGCGGCGCTGTGCTGGATCTGCCACCGCGAGCTCGACCAGGGCAAGCGGTGGGACCAAGCCACCAAGGTGGCCATCTGGACCGCTGCCCACCTGCGCACCGTCGCGCAGGCCGTGCTGCTGGGCCTCTGGCCGCGCGACATCCCCATTCCGACCCGACAACTGGAACCCGCCCATGAGTACGCCTGACCTGTTCCTCGCCATCGACCTCGAACCCGCCGAGCCCGACAACATCCACGACCTGCCCGACGACTTCCTGTTCGGCATGGCCAACTGCGCGCCGCTGCTGCTGCACGACACGGTGAACTCCGATCGCTGGGTGCGCACGTGGCGCGCGTTCAAGACCGCGGAGGAAGCCGCCGAGTACACCAAGACCCGGCCCACCGTCATCGTCGTGCCCATGCAGGCCGACACTGTGCCGCTGGCGCAGATGGATGGGATGCCGCAAGCATGAGCCGCGTCCTGCGACTGCCCGAGGTGCTGGAGCGCGTGCCGCTCAAGCGGGCCACGATCTACAAGCACATCCAGGCCAAGCTGTTCCCGGCGCCGATCAAGATGGGCGGCGCCAGCGGCTGGCCGGAAGACGAAATCGACGCCTACGTGGCCCGGCTCAAGTCTGCGCGTCCAGCCAATCCGCCCAGCGGGACATGAGCGCCACCCGCTCGCTCCAGTACTCGGCGCGGTTGTACGCGCGCTTCACGCGGTTGGGTTCCTCGTGCGCCAGCTGCTTCTCCAGCGGCGCGGCGGCCACGCCCAGGTGTTCCTCCAGGATCGTGCGCGCCATCGCGCGGAAGCCGTGCGGGGAGTGCCTGCCCTTGAAGCCCAGCGACTCCAGCGCGCCGCTCAGTGCCGCCTCGCTCAGTGGCTTGCCGTGCCGCCAGCCGGGCCACAGCCACCCTTCAGTGCCCACCACGCCGGCGTGCGCGCGCAGCAGCGTCACCACCTGCGGCGCCAGCGGCACCCAATGCTCGCGCTCCAGCTTCATGCGCTCGGCCGGGATCACCCAGCGCCCTGCGTCCAAGTCGAACTCGGCCCACGTCGCCTCACGAATCTCGCTCGGCCGCTGCCACAGGTAGGCCGACACCAGCAGCGCCGTGCGCACCACGGGCTTGGAGTAGCCCCGGATGGCCCGCATCAGCGCCGGCACGTCCGCAGGGTTGGTGATGGCCGGGAAGTGGCCCCGCTCTGGCGCCAGAAAGCTCTTGAGGTGCCCCGTCGGCACCGGCGACGCCTGCACGCGCTCGGCATCCAGCGCCCACTCGTAGGCCTGCCGCAGCCACATGCGCACCCGGCGCAGCATCTCCAGCGACTCGCGCTTCTCCAGCGCGCGCAGGATCGCCAGCACGTCCTGGCGCGTCACCGCGGCCGGGTCCAGCGCCCCGATGGCCGGCAGCACGTCCTTCCGCATCGCGGCCTCGATGTTGCCCCGGTAGACGTCGCTGATGCGCTGCGTGGCCAGCCAATCGCTGATGAGCGAGCGCACCGTGTCCTGCCGGGCCGGCGCGGCGCGCGCGTTGCGGCGCTGCTCCACCGGGTCCGTGCCCTTGGCCACCTGCTCGCGCGCATGCGCGGCCAGTTCGCGTGCCGCCTTCAGGCTCACCGCAGGCCAGGCCCCCAGCGTCACGCTGCGGCGCTCGGCGCCCAGCCGGTACTGCAGCAGCCACGAGGCCCCGCCACCCGGGCGCACCACCAGCATCAGGTTGTCCCCGTCGCGCACCTTCACGCGCGTGTTCTTCGCGTCGGCCTCGGCGGCGGCGCGCTTCACAGCGGCCTCCAGCCCCTTGGCCGACAGCATCTCCTTCGGCATGCCTGTCGTCCTCCTGGCGCGGGATCGTACCCCCAGGCTCGGCGCCGTACCCCTGCTGGAACCCCTGCCGCACGTAGAAAGCGGTGGACTACCGTGGACGGCTCTGGAAGAAAAAAGCCCCACTCACCGAGGTGCAGCGGGGCTCTTGTGGATGCCGGTGAACGGCTGTAGATGGTTCACTGGCGGAGTCGGAGGGATTCGAGAATCACGAATCCATGCGGCTTGCCGGGCGTCTTTCAGTTGCGTACCCCCGCTGGTGCCTCTGGCGGGTTGCGACTGCGGAGTGGAAGCGTTACCGCTTCAGCCCCCACAGCAGCACGCCGAAGTGTCCCACAGCCACCAGCAGCCCCGGCCAGCCGAACGTGAGCACCACGGCCACGTAGCCGGCGACGATCAGTCCGGCGCCGATCACTGCAACGCCTCGGCGGTCTGCGCGCGCAGCGGGCGCGGGGTGTTGGCCACGGTGCGCTCGGCCTTGCTCATGCGCATCTGGCGCAGCCGCTGGCGGATGGTCTGCGGCAGGATGATGATGCGTGCCTCGGGGTTGGAGTCGTTCCACCGTGCCAGCGCCTGCTGTGCGTTCCGCAGCGCGTCGTCGTCGCCGTCGAACCGGGCCTGCGCCATCGCGTCGGTCAGTTCTTCCTTCACCGCCTGGTAGAGCGAGCGCTGCTGGATCTGCCGGCCGATCTCGCGCTGCGCGCGGGCGACGTTCGAGGGCTGCAGGCCGATGCCCTTGAGCACTGCGTCCACCATGTCGGCCTCGGTGACGTTCCGGCCGCGGCGGTCGCGGTACAGGCCCGTCTCGTAGATGTCCAGGCCCTGCATCAAGTTGCGGATGGCCACCGGCAGGAACTGGCCCTGCGTGGCATCGCGCACCGCCGAGCCGGCCACGCCGAAGACTTCCAGCACCTGGTTCTGCTTGTTGGACTCGGAGGTCTTCAGCAGCCCGGTGCCCGGCAGCAGGTTCGCCATGCCCAGGCGCTGCGACACGTCAAACGGCACGCCGGGCATACCACTGAACCCGTGCTGCACCAGGTCGGAGAAGGTTTCCCCCAGCAGCGCGTCCAGCCACTTGTCGCGCTGCGCGTCGGTCGTCCAGTTGTAGCCCAGGCCCTGCGCCACGGTGTCGATCAGGTCGTCGGCGTCGTCGGCGAACGGCAGTCCCTTCATGCCCGACAGCATCACCAGCGTCAGCAGCGCCAGCGCGGCAGCCTTGCGGCCCTGCGCGCGCTCGGGTGAACCCGGCTCGCCGGCCGTGGCCAGCCGCTTCAGGAACTCCAGGTACTGGATCGTGAAGGTCTTGAAGGTGAACAAAGTGGCGCCCACGGCGCCACGACTCCACGAAGGCCTATTTCCTTTGTTAAAAACAGATTGCGTCTCGTCCACCGCGTTCTCGGCGAAGGCGAACGGGTCGGCCATGCCCTGCTGGCGCGCAGTCTCGTAGGCAGCGATGAAGGCCGTGCGGCGGTTGAACTGCTCGGCCAGTTGGAACATCGAGCCCCAGGCGGCCAGCAGCGAACGGGCGTAGAGGTTCGAGCCCAGGCTGCGGCTGGCCTCGGCCTGCAGTTGGAACACCTCCTGCGGCTTGATGACGCCATCCTTCTCGGCACGTGCCACGGCCTTGGCCAGCGCCGGGTCGGCGATCTTGTCGGCCAGCGCCGTCTTCATGGCACTCGACAGCCGCGCGCCGGCCTTGATGGCGCCGCCGTACTGGCTCAGGTAGGGCAGCGTCTGCACCAGGGTCTGCGTCAGGTTGACCATCGCGGAGGCGATGCTGCCGCCGATGTACTGCACGAACAGCAGCCCGCGCAGGGCCTGTGCTTCTTCCTTCGGGTTGTTGACGTACTCCACCAGCGCACGGGCTTCGTCCTTGACGTCACCCTGCTGCACGTTCTCCACGGCGTCGGCCATGCGGGCGGCGTGCAGCGCGCGCGACGCGGCGCGGGCGTTGCTGGTCACGAAGGCGGCCAGCACCCGGCCACCGTCCTCGTCGAAGCCCTCGATGCCCTTGCGGCGGATGTGGCGCTTCAGCGCGGACTGCTCGGCCACGGCGTTCTGCAGCCACTTTTGCATGGCCTCGTTCTTCTCGACGCCCAGCATCTCGGCGAACAGCAGCGCCGTCTCGGGCGACACGCCTTGCAAGGCCTCGAAGTCCTTCTGCGGCATGATGCTCTGCGTCACCTGGAGCCCGTCGCCGCGGAAGTTGCGCGCGGCCTTGTTGGCGGCGGCCTGGCTCTCGTACATGCCGAAGAACACCCGGCGGCCGTCGGCGTTCACCGCGTCCACGGCGTAGGGTCCGAAGCGCATCAGCGGCGCGTAGCCGGCGTCTTGCAGGTCGGCGATGCGCTGCGCCTTGTCGGCGATGCTGGTCTGGAGCTTGCGCAGTTCCTGGCGGCGGGCCATCAGGTCGGGCGTGTGCTGGTTTGGCTGGCCGTCCAGCGCCGTTTCCAGTTCGGCCAGCCGGTCCTTGATGGCGTTGCGCATCAGGGTGTAGGCCTGCCAGGGGTTCTCCGACGCAGCGGCGCGGCGCATGCCGGCCAGCAGCGCGTCCAGTTCCCCCGGCGTGGTCGCCAGCATCTCGGGTGGCAGCACGCTGGCCTGCCGGTACAGGTCGGCCGCCAGCATGTTCTCCAGGCTCTGGTCGATGGCCTGCCGGCTCTGGCGGTACATCTTCACCGCCCGGTCGCTCAGGCCACGCTCGCGCAGTTCGGCGTCGGTCCACACGATGCCGCCCAACTCGTCGCTGTCGGGCTCGACCTTCACGGCCTTGCCTTCCTCGTCGCGGGTGTAGCGCAGCGTGCCGTCGAACAGCGCGGCACTCGCGGCCTGGATGTCGGCCTTGCGCTGCTTGTAGGCGGCCGGGCTCGCCAGCGTCGGCGCCAGCCGGGCCAGGTCACCCAGGCTCTCGATCTGCGGCAGCATGTCGGGCGCCTTGTCCGCTGCCAGCGTGGCGATGCGGCTCACGTCCTTCATGAAGTCCTGCACGGCGTAGTAGACCCGGCCGAAGTCCTTGTTGATCTTGGCCTTGTGCAGCTGCGTGCCCACGGTGCGGTGCCACACGCGGTTGAACCCGCGCTGCGAGGTCGTGCGGTCGGTCATCCACTGCTGCACGCCCTCGGGGATGGTGTCGCGCAGGGCATTGGCGGTGCGGGCAAGCATGGGGCCGTCGGCGGCGGGTTCAGCGTCGGGCGCCGGGGCCGCTGCCGTTCCCTGCCCGGTGTTCACATGCACCCCACCCTGCAGCCCGCGCCCGGTCAGCGCAGCCACGAAGTCCAGCACCATGTCGTCGGTCCAAGTCATCTCCAGGCCCAGGGCCTTGGCGAAGCCAGCCACCCAGCTGCGGATCGTCTCCATCAGCTTGCCCCAGCCTTTCAGGTCGCGCACGGTCCCGGCCTCGGCCATCACCGCCAGCGCTTCCTCGATGGCCTCATCTTGCCCGATTCCGTGGGCCTTCATCTGCGCAGCGGTGGCGGCACGCAGGTTCTGGTTCGTGCGCCACATCTCGCGCAGCACGGCCTTGGCCTCGGGGATGGTGCGCGCCAGCCCGCGGTGGAAAGCCTCGTGGAAGGCGATGCGGACGAACTCGTCGGCGCCGCGGATGTTGTCAGCCACCATCCAGATGCTGTCGCCCTGGCGGAAGTAGGCGCCGCGCACCTGCCCTGCCGGGTCCAGCGCCAGCACCTTGTCGCGCTGCCGGGCGGGCATGTCGGCCACGCTCTGCACCACGTTCAGCCGCACCATGCCGCGCTCGGCCATCTGCGCCGCCAGCGCGCGGGCGGAGTCGAGGTCCAGGGAGCCGGCGGCGGTGGAGCCGCGCTTGAGCATCGCCACGTTGCCAGTGTCGTCCTGACTGGCCGGGAAGTGCTTGTCCAGCACCTGCTTGGCGGCGTACTTCGCGGCCGGCGTCAGTTGGCGCTGCCACGCCTCGTTCTTCGGGCTCCACTTGAACGCTGCGGCCTTCAGGTCTTCGCGCACAGCATCGCTCGGCTTGCCGTCGAAGTACAGGCGCAGTCGGTCGTCGGTGGCGTCCTCCACCATCCGCACGCCGTTGTACTCCTGCTCCACCGGCCCGGCCTGCGCCGCGGCCATGCGTTCCTCGGCGCTCTTGAGTCGTTCGCGCAGCCGCGCAATCTCTGCGTTGTTGTTGCTCAGGCGGTAGGCCGGGAAGCCAGTGCGGCCCGCGAAGTCGGGCTTCTTCAGTTCGGCGATCTGCTCGGCCGTGAAGCCCAGGTCTTCGAGTGCCGCATCGTCGCCCTTGCGCAGCGCCGCGTTGGCAGCCTTCATCTGCTCTTGCAGTTCCTCGCGCTGGGTGAGGTTCAGCCGCACGCGCTCCAGTTCGGACTCGGGGCTGTTGTCGATGGGGCCACGGGCAGCGCGCAGCAGGCGCTTGATTCCACGCTCCAGGTACTCGCTCGCTTCTTCGGCCCGCTTGCGCGCCGTGGCGTTGCGCTTCTCCATGCGGCGCACGGGGAAGTTGCTGCCGCCGGCGATCATGGTGGACACGATCTGGCTCTTGGCGCCCAGCGATGCGGCATACCGGGCGTTGTAGCCGGCCGCCACGTCCTCGAACACCTCGGTGATGCGGGCGATGGCCGCCTCGTCCTTGCCAGCAACGCGCGCGGCTCGGTCCCATGCGTCTCGCAGCGCCTCACGGTAGCCGGCAACTTCCTGCTCGCCACGGCGCTCGGGGCTGAAAGACGTGCCTCGATGCGCGCTCTGCGCCAAAGACATGGACAGGCCGGGGATGCCGGGCATGGGGGCAATGCCCGTTGCCGGCGCAGCCTCTGCTGGCGCTGCTGCTTCCTCTGCTGCGGGCTGGGGGGTAGCGTCTTCGCCGGCCGCCTTGTAGTCGTCGGCCTTGTCCACGTTCAGCGGCTCTTGCGTCTCGCCGGCCAGTTCAATCGGGCCAGCGTAGGGCTTCACCTTGGCGAGATCCACGCCAGCGCCGTCGTAGGTCAGCGTGACGTGCGGCGTGTAGCTCTCGTAGTCCCACGATGCGCCGGCCTTGCGGTACTCGCGCCAGCGCGCCTGAAGCTCGGGGCTCTCCAGCTTCAGAACGACAGCGCCTTGATCGCCCAGCGGCTCAACGGAGCGCTTGCCGGACCGCACGGTCAGCGGGGCATCATCGGCAGGGACAAGAGCACCGTCCACCGGCTCGCGGCTGTAGGCCACGGTGACGTGCATGTCGGCAGCGGGCAGCGTGGTCTTGAAGCCTTGCGTCGCAGCCCAGGCGCGGATGGCTTCGGCGCTGGCCGGCGTCAGGGGGCGGCTGGCGTACAGGGGGGTAGGCTCTTGCTCGGCCGCAGGGGCTGGCGCTGCCTCGCGCTCGGCCACGGCTGCCGCCGGCGCACTGATACCCAGCCGCTCGTTCAGCGTCCCCGGCTTGTGGCTCTCGCTCGTGATGCCGCTGACGCCAAAGGCATCGAAGGCGCTGCGCGGGTCGGCCTTGTTCGCCTCGTCCTGCGCGCGGGGCTTCATGGCCTCGGCTTCTTCCTTCGTGTCGAAGGGGCCTGCCAGCCGGGCCACGCGGTCGCCGCGCACCATCGTGACGTAGAACTTGCGTTCGCCCTTGGCATCGGGGTCGCCTGCGGTCGCCACCACGGCGTCAGGCGCGGCGGGGCGCTCGACTTGCTCCTGCAGCGTGCGCTTGGCCGTCCCCTTCTCTGCCTGCAGCCGCTTGCGGCGGGCGGCCGGTTTCTCGGGGTTCGCCATACTGGTATTTGATACAGTAGGCGGGTCGTCATTGGTTGCATCCGATGACGACCCTAGCTCATCAACTCTTGTCGGAGAATTGACTTGCGTACTGTCCAGTGTACCTATTGCTCTGCCCCCGTCCTGCGGACCAACTCGGACGTCAACAGATACCCGTCCGGGAATTCCTTCTGCAACACGGCTTGCCAATACGCTTGGCGCGGCAGAAATTCCGTCACCTTCACGTGCACCAACTGCGGCGTCACGGGCAAGCGGAAGCCCGCCCGCACCACCGGGCATCGCAACTTGTTCTGCGGCTACGCTTGCCGCGACACGTACAAACGTGTCGGAAGCATCAACAAGGACGGGTACCGATCCTTCAAGCTCAACGGCCGCCAAGTTCTTGAGCACCGCCTCATAGTCGGCTCTGCCATCGGCTTTGATGCGATTGCCGGCAAGGACGTTCATCACCTCGACGGGAACAAGCTCAACAATGCGCTTGAAAATCTCGCGGTTCTTGACAAGTCTGCCCACGCCCGAGAGCACCAGACTCTTAGTTTCTGCATCGAGACTGCCAAGCAACTTGTTGCCAGCGGGTTGAGCGCGCGTGATGCGGCCAAGCAACTCGGCGTCAGCAGGGAGCTTGTTGCGAGTGCTTTTGCTCGATATGGCATCAGCATTCAAAGCCTCAGGCCCTTGCTCTGCAAGCGCAGGGGTTAGTTGCTCTGCTGCTCCTGCAACTCCTGCCGGCGCTGGCGCTTGCTCTGCCGGGGCTTCGGGCTCGGTTCGCGGTGCTGGTGCATTCTTCCCCTTCGCTGCCACGATGCGGTCGTTGATCTGCGTCGCCAGCACCGTGTCGCCGCGCTGCACGGCGTCGCTCCAGGCCTTCTTGAGCGTGGGCACGTCGGCGTCGGCAGGCGGGGCGGCGGGCGCTTCCGGCTCGGCCGGGGTGGAAACGTTTCCACCTGCCGGCGCGGCGGCGGTCGTTTCCACCGGCTCGGCGGCCGGCCCCGTCACTGCATCGGCAGGTGCGGGATCGTCTCCGGGTCGAACTCCATCAGCATCGCCGCCTGCCGCAGCGCGGTCCACAGCGGCTGGGGCATCGCCAGCATCTGCTGCGGGGTCGCTGCGCTGTTCAGCCATGCCGCGATCTCCAGGTACTGCGGCTCCGTCAAGAGCCCCAGGCTGTGCATCTGCGTCAGCTTGTCCATCGGTGATGAATCCCTGCGTCGGTCGCACCACGTAGCCGCCGTCCACCGGCACAACTTCGTGCGTTTCTGCGCCTGCGATGTTGCGAGCACGGGTAGCGCGCGTCTTACTCAAGAAGGCCCGACCGTTGGTTTCCAAGATCAGCCCCTGCTCAGGCTGATATTGCTTGGCGGCTCGCTCCAGCCGGGCGCTTGGGTCTTCCTGTTCCGCCGGCAGAAGCCTTGCCAGAACATCGGCATCAGTGATCCGGCCCGCTTCATAGTCTCGGACGTAAGCGCGAGCGGCCATCGTATTGGTGCGCCGCAGGCCGTCGATGAACTGAGCCACGGCATTGGGGGCTGCAGCATCAACCTGCACGGGATCAACCATGCGCGTGCGCGGCGCACGACTGACGGGCTCGTCTTTGATAAGCTGAATCCGCGATTGACGATCGCGCTCGACTTGATATGCCGCTTCGCCTTGCTCCAGGTAGCCGGCGAGCACGGGTGAAGCCACCCATGCCTGCGGCACCACGGTGTAGCCGCTTCCATCAGGGAGCGGCAGAACCGACATGGGATTGCCTGTGCGCTCCTGCGCCATGCCTGCCAGTTGTTGCGCCTGCTCAGGCGGCATGGGGCGCGGAGAGCGCGCAATCCACTGTTCAATGTTCTGCAGTGCAGCACGTTCAGAAAGGACTGCCGCGGCTTCTTCGGCCGTGGCGGCACTCCCGTCTTGGAACACATAAAGCGGAGCCTGTCCGGAGAACCCGCCTTCAGGCTCGTAACGCTGGTTCCATTCCAGCGCAGGCGGCAGCGGCTCTCCCGCGTCGGCCTTCTTCGCCGCCGCTTCCACTGCCGCGTTCACGGCGCGGCTCATCGGCCCCACCTCGGGCAGCTTGTCCGCGCGCAGTTGGTCGCCGGGGCGCATGGCCGGGCGCGGGATGCCCAGCGCGCCACCCATTGCAGCGCCGGCCAAGGCTTCCATCGTGCCGCTGGCCACCACGCCAGCCATCGGGTCCACGTCGAAGCCTTCGTTGGCGAGTGCGGTGTTGGTGGCGAACTTCTCCTGCCCGCCTTGTAGCGCCTCGGGCACGCCTTCGGCCGCAGCACCGATGCCCACGCGGCGCGCGATGCCCGGGGCGGCCTGCGTCGTGCCGCGCACCAGGCGGTCGGCCGCGGCCTCGATGCCCGACCGGCCAGCCCATGCACCCAGCCCGGCGCCCAGCGCGATCTGCCCGGCGTTGGGGCCGCCGTAGGCCTGCGCCTGTGCGGCCAGCGCCTGCGCTTCCTCGGGGGTCTTGCCCGCGGCCAGCTGCGCCTGCAGCACCTCGTCGTAGATGCTCGACTTCACCGCGCCAGCGCCCTGCCCTGCACCGATGCCGAGTGCCGCACCCATGCGGCCAGCCACGGCAGCCGGGCCGGCGCCGGGGATCAGCGCGGTGGCCACGGTCGGGATCGACGTGCCGACGGCCTGCGCCAGCGTCTGCACCGGGGCCACGCCGAAAGCGCGGAAGCCGGCCACGACTTGATCCAGCAGCCCCTTGCCCTCGGCGTCGCGCAGGATCTGCGCCATCGTGCGCTCGTCGGCCTGCGCCTCGGCGCTCTTGAGGCTGGAGATGTAGTCCTCCACGCTGCGCAGCCCACCGGACACGGCGTTGTCCGCGCCGGCGAGGTCGGTCAGCATGCGCACGCCCTGCACGGCACCACGGCCGAACGACAGGCCGGTGTCGGCCACGGCGCGCGCCATGCCGCGAGGCTCGGCCGGGGCAGCGACTTGCGCCGCTTGCGCGGACAAGGCGGCCATCGCCGCGTCGAAGTCAATCGGCTCTTGCGGTTGCGCGATGTAAGTCGGCTTGCGGGTGGCCATCAGTATTGCCCGTTGTCGATGCGGTCGATCAGGGTTTGGATCTCGGCGGCGCGGGTTTCGGCGCCGGGCCGGCCCTTCCAGCGGGACAGGTCGGCCACCAGTTCGGCGCGCTTCTCGCGCACCTGCTGGCGCGACAGGCCGGCGAGCGGGTCGGCGCTGGCCTGCGCCATGCGCGGGGGTGCGGGGCGGGCGGCCGGTGCCGGAGGCGCAGCGGGTGCAGCAGCGGCAGCGGCAGCCGGTCGCGGCCTCGTAGCTGCGTCAATCGCTGCCATTGCCTTTGCCTTGTCGCCTCCAGTCGCCGCCATCGCTTGCTGGTAGAGCGCCAGCGCTTGGTTGACAGCGCCTTGGGTGTCGCCGCTCTGTGCTGCTGGCATGCGAGTCATCAGCCCTCGGACGGCTTGTGCGCCCGTCGGGTCGTACACCGTCCGTCCGCTCACTTCGTCCTTGGTCGTGAACAGACCAGTGATGAACTTGTCGGCAGCGGCCATGTCCAGCCCGGTTGGGGCAGGCGCAGCGGCAGCCGGGCCACCGTTCGCACGGGCCTCGGCAGCGCGCGCGGTGCGCTCGGCAGCGCTGGCCACACGTTCCTCGCGGGCCGACTGCGCATCCACGCGCTGCTGGTCGCGGGCTTCCTTGCGCGCGTTGGCGAAATGCGCCAGCTTCTGCTGCGGCGTGGTGTTCTTGGCGAACAGGAAAGTCGCCCGTATCTGGCCTTCTTCGGTATCGGGCACGGTCATGCCGGCGCCCAGCGCGGTGCCGTCCGGTCCCACCGGGTACAAGGTGACGTTCTCGCCGGCCTTCTTCACCGCGAACTTGGCCTGCCCGCCCATGCCGTCGGCCTTGGACTCGCTCAGGAACTTGGCGAAGCCTTCCCAGCCGCCGGTCTGGAGTGCGCCCACCATGTCGCGGTCGAAGCGCTGGATGGCCTCGGCCTCGCGCGCGGCGTTCACCTGCGCCTCTGCGCCCTCGGCTTGCATGGCACCGGCCTCGATCTGCGCAGCGCGCACCGGGTCGCTGGTGGCGCCAGCAGCGCGGCGCATGCGGGCAGCGGGCCGGTTCATGCCGGCCACGGTGCGCTCGGCCTCGGCCGGGTCGGCGATGACTTGGCTGCCCACGTTGTAGGCCTGCGGCCCCTGCTGGTCGGGCGCGAGTTCGGGCTGGGCCTGCACGGGTGCGCTGGCGGCCTTCACTGCGGCGCGCTCGGCTTCCTCGTCGGCGAAGCGCTGGTCCTCACGGGTCCACTGCGTGCGCTGGCGGTCGCGCTGCTCGCGGCGGAAGGCGTCGTCTTCCTCCTGCCGCTGGCGCTGGCGGGCCTGCTCGGTGCCCTGGGTGTAGCCGGATGCGCCAGCACCCAGCATGGCGAGGGCTCGGGCGATGCTCATGCCGCCTCCAGTTCTTCGCGCTTGAGCGCTCTGACCTGCTTTGAGAGTTCTTGGATCGCGGAAAGCATCCTTCCTTGCTGCTTCACAAGGTCGATCACTTTGCCGCCCGGGGCGCTGGCTTCACCGCTCACGCGCCGCACGTCGTCGGCCATCGGGCCGGTCATCTTCTGGCCGCCGCTGCCGGGCGGCGCGCCCTTGGCGGGGTCATATTCCCAGTTGTCATGCACCGGCGTCTGCTCGATCTCGCGCAGCGCCTTCGCGGCGTCGGCCATCTTGCCGGTGCCCTTCTTGACCTTCGGGTCGCTCGTGCCGTAGCGGTTGCCCGCCCACTGGCCGATGCCGTTGATGCCTTGCAGCAGCATCCGGTCGTCCTGGCGCTGGCTGCTGGCCACGCTGTTGAACAGGTTGCCGGCCGAGGTCATGCCGTTCAAGGCGGTGTTGAAGCCCTGCGTCATCGTCGGCGTGCCGCTGGTGGCCGACTGGAGCGCCTGCCCGGCGGAACTGGAGCCGGCGCTGCCGCTGCTGGTGGCGATCTGCTGCTGGGTGGCCTGCTGGGTGGCGATGCCGCGGCCCAGGTTGGCGACGTCGGCCATGCGGGCGTAGCCCTGCTGTTCCACCTGCCGCGCTGCACCCGTCATCGCGCCGCCGCGCGCCGCGGCCTGCCGCACCGCAGAGTCCTCGGCCAGCGCCTGCGCACGTGCGGAACCCGGGGCCACGCCGGCGCGAGCCAGCGCGCGGTCGTTGGCCTGCCGCGTCGCGTTGGCGCTCATGTCCACGTCGGCGGCGGCGCTCGCGGCTGCAGCAGCGCGGCGCTCGGGCGTGTCGTAGGTCGTCGCGTCCTGCACCCGCCGCTGCTCGACCGGGCGGAAGGTCGTGCGGTTGTACTGGTCCAGTTCCTGCGCCTGGTCCACGGCGAACTGCATGCCGCGGATCTGCTGGTCGGCGATGGCGTTCTGGCGGGTCGCCGCACCTTCGCGCAGCGGGGCCTCGTTGGCGTAGGTCGTGCGATACCAGTCGAAGGCGTCGCGCGATAGTTGCAGCTGGCCCTGCGCCACCGCTGCCGCTGCTGCCGTCGCTCCGCTGGCGTTGTTGCTGGCTTGGTCGCTGGCCCACAGGCCCGCGCCGAGTTGAATCAGGGAAATCCAGTCGCCTGCGCCCATTGCGGATGCTCCTGCGTTCGTCGCGCCGGTGAAGTTGGTGCCGTTCCAGGCGCCGCTGCCGACAGTCGAGCCGCCACCCGCGCCACCCGCGCCGCCAGCGGTCGTGCCGGCGGTGGTGCCTGCACCCGGGGTCACGGCCGAGCCGCCAGAACCGGCGC